CGTATCGGCGGTGACGACGACCGGGTCGACCGTCATCGTCGGCCTCGATGACGCCCCGCCGGGTCTTCTTCTTTGGCGCTCGCTTCTCAGTTGGCTGGGCGGGATCGGTATCGTCGTTCTCGGCCTCTTCATCATCCCCTACTTGCGCGTCGGCGGCATGTCCTTTTTCAAGATGGAATCATCCGACACGGGCGACAAACCCTTTGCCCGGCTGGCAAGCTTCGGCCGCGCCTTTCTCGTCATCTATGTATCGATCACCCTGCTTTGCGCGATCAGTTATGGCGTGCTCGGAATGAGCCGGTTCGACGCGGTCAACCATGCCATGACGACTGTCGCCACGGGCGGCTTCTCGACGCACGACGCTTCGTTCGGCTATTTCGCGAGCATCCCGCTGTTCTGGGCCAGCACCTTCTTCATGGCGCTTTGCAGCCTCCCCTTCTCCATCCTGATCGTGCTCTTCGTTCGCGGGCGCCTGGATGCGCTTCGCGACCCTCAAATCATCGTTTTTCTGGGCTACCTCACGGCGTTCTCGGTTGCGGTCGCGACCTATCACAGGCTTGCAAACGGCGTCGAATTCCATCTGGCGCTGACGCATGCCTTCTTCAATGTGACATCGCTTCTTTCGACCACCGGTTATGCCAGCGAGGACTATAGCCTGTGGGGGCCCTTCGTGGTCATGGTCGCCTTCATCTGCTCCTTTATCGGCGGGTGCTCCGGCTCCACTGCCGGCGGCATGAAGGCATATCGATTCGTCGTGCTCTTCAACGCCATTCGGTCGGCCCTGAACAAACTCGTATACCCGAACGCGATCTATGCGGTCCGCTACGGTAAAAATACGGTCGACGCGGACGTGCAACGGGCGATTCTTCTGTTTTTCATTACCTATATTCTGCTCTGGGTTTTCGGCAGCCTGGTCATGGGTGCTCTCGGCTATGACTTCATCACGGCCGTATCGTCCGTAATCACATGCCTCTCCAACGTAGGTCCCGGCCTTGGGAGTCTCGTCGGCCCCGCGGGGAATTTCGCGACCTTCGAAGACGCCGAGCTTTATCTGCTGTCTCTGCTGATGCTGCTCGGCCGTCTTGAAGTCTTGACTGTGCTCGTCGTGCTCACACCGGTCTTCTGGCGGCAGTAACGGCCGCTTCGCTGCGCTTGCTTGACTTGGTGTGCCAAATGCCGAAAGCTTACAAAAATCGGGCATTCTGGGAAGCACGATGCCGAGACACCTGCTCCTGCTGGCGACAATCGCCAGCGCCACCATTATCTTCGCCGCTACGCAGACAAAGGCGGGACCACTCGCCGATGCCGCGGCCAGGGCCGAACAGCAGGCGAACTCGGGCGACGTCGCGGGGGCGCACGAAACATTGCGCAAGGCCGTGGGCGACTTTTCCCAGACTCTCCCCTTCGCTATCGGAAAGGCCGTGTTCGTCGAGGCAGCGCCGGCGGGCTTCGCGATGTACGATCCCAAGCCCGACCCGGTCTTCAAAGGTGGCGAAACCCTCGTAACCTATGTCGAACCGGTGGGACTTACATGGAAGGAGGCGAGCGATAAGGGAAAGCTTGAGACGCGCTTCACGGTGGATTTCGACATTCTCAACCCGAAGGGAGAGGTGCTCGCCAGCCAGAAGGCGTTCGGCGACTTCACCTTCAAGGGCTATCAGCGCAATCAGGAAATCTATGCGACGTTGAGGATCGACGTCGCGGGGGCTCCATCCGGAGACTATGTGCTGCGCTACCGCTTCAACGATATCAACAGCGGCAGGAGCGCAAGCGTCGATCAACCATTCAAAATCAGCGGCCCTTGAGAGAGTGCGGGCTTCGGTGTACCGGTGGCCTCAATCGACCTGGACCCGGATGATATTCCAGTTGTTTTTGGTGCGGACGACGGGAATCGAACCCGTACAGCCTAAGGCCGAGGGATTTTAAGTCAGTATTATACTGTATCCGCATTGTCTCTAATGTATCCTTATCACCATTGAAACTACTGTATTTTTCCGGTAAATCAGCACTCATTGATGTTCATGCGATACGGTTCGAATTCCGCAAAAGTCGTACCTGACGTCGTACCTGATTTCGAAGGAAAACCATGCCGACCCTCACCGAAGATTACGTCAAGAACCGCGTCCCCAGGCTGATGGCGTCGATCACCGGAGACAAGTTTTTCCGCGACGACAAGGTGACAGGCTTCCAGCTGCGCGGCCGCCGACTGGCGGACTCGTCGACACTCACTCGCACCTTCTTCTTCGAATACCTGCCGCCCGGCGAATCCAAAAAGCGCAAGAAGATCGCCATCGGTTCCTATCCTACCTTCTCCGCCGACGACGCTCGCGAGCGTGCCGCCGAGATGGCACGTGCCGTGAAGGACGGCAGTGATCCGGCAGCGATCCGCGCGAACCAGAAGGCCAAGCCGACACTGGAAACCGCGTGGAACGTCTTCAAGGAAGAGCACTTGACGGTGAAGGAAGCGAGCACGCGGAAGGACTATGAAGGCCGTTATCGTCGCATCATCCTGCCAACCTTCAAGGGTCGGCAGATCGAAAGCATCACCCGCGCCGAAGTCAACGCCATGCGCGTGAAGTTCCGCCGCAAGCCAACCGATCTCAATCGCGCGCTCGCGGTGCTCTCGAAACTCTGTTCCTTCGCCATGGTCAAAGGCTGGCGCACCGACAATCCGGTCGCCAAGGTCGAGCGCTTCGACGAGAACGTCAACGAAACATGGCTCGACGAAAACGAACTGCCGAAGTTCGTTGAGCAGTTGGTGAAGGTCGAAGGTCCGATAGGCGATCTCATGCGCTTCATTGCCGTTTCCGGCTGGCGTGTTTCCGCCGCACGCCTCCTTCGTTTCGATCAGGTCGATCTTTCCCGCCTTGAAGTCCAGATCGCCGATAAGGCGACAAAGGTGCACGCAACGGCGCTTTCCACCGATGCCGCCGCGCTGATCGAACGCCAGCCGCACCGCATCGGCTATGTCTTCAGCAATCGCAAGGGTGGCTATCCAATTGCCTATGATCGCGTTCTCGACGCGCTTGCCGATGTCTGCAAGGCTGCCGGAATCGACCGGATCACGCCGCATACTCTGCGCCGCACCATTGCCACGCATTCCGCCCTTGCCGGTGCCAACGTCGCCGAACTTATGCAAAGCTATGGATGGAAGTCGCCAGCGATGGCGATGCGCTACGTCAAGAAATCGGAGTCCTTGGCAAGGAAGGGTGTCGAGCGTGGCGCGTCCATCGTCAACGTCTTTCAGAAACCGCCAGCAGATGTCGTCAAGTTACCCCAGCGGTAACGTTCCCTTTCCCATTCCCCCGCTTCCATGCGATATTTCCCGGCATGCACCGACCGGCCCCTTCCATCGAGCAGCGTTTCGCCGTCGAAATCGCCCTACTGCTGGATCGCGGGCTTTCGCTCGGCGACATCGCCAAGGAATGCGCTGTGTCACGACAGACGATCTGGCGGCTCGCGGTCGGCGATGCGCGCAAAGTCAGCTGGGAAGTCGGCTGCAAGGTCGAGAAGGGGCTGGGACGGCTCAGGGGCGAGTAGATCGGCCAGAGAATTTCGTCTTACTCACGTGAGTAAAACAAAACCTACCGCCCCCAGCGTGGCACGCACCGCTCGTGGAACCGTGGAACCACCCGGATCGGCTCCGGCTCTGGCGGCACCCGCTCGCGATAGATCGCGGCGACCGCTTCGGCAAGGTCGGCATTCGGCCCTTTGCGCTGGGCATATCGAAGCGCTGAAATGCTGATGCCGACGCGTTCGGCGACGTCGGCACTCGACATGCCGGTGTCCCAGATCGCCGCCAGCATCTGTTGAAACGCGGCAAGCTTCACTGCGGAGTCCTTCGAAGAATGCCGCCCGGACGACCTTCGGAGACCAAAACCCGTTCGACGGCGCGATTGATCATGATACCGAGCCTCTTGCCCTCGTCGGACGACGCGACCACCTGTCCGGGAACATTCACGGTAATGTCGCCATAGCTCGTCTGCGAATTGTCGATCATCGTTCCGCCGCCGCGCTTCACCATCGATCGCGGTATCACCATTTCGCCGCGCTGAAGGATCGCCGGAAACTCGCCCGGCAACAGCCCGTTGTGCAGCCGTGGCGCGTTCGCGAACATCAGCGGATTGACGTTGCGGCGCGGACCGTGTCCCGGACCGACGACGCCGCCCTGATGGTAGAGCCCGATGCCGCCGCCCGCCGCGATGCCGAACTGTCCAAGACCGCCGAGGCCGCCAAATCCGGCGAGTGACGAAAAGAAATTCTCGAAACCCCGCGATGCGAACATCGCCTGTATGGTCATGTTGATGATGCCGTCGATCACCCGGTCGAGCGCCCCACGGAAGGCATCGGCAACGGAAGTGCCGCTCCTGAGATCGTCGATGAAGGTCGAGAAGGACGACTGCGCGATCGACGAATATTGCTGCGCAACCGCCGCCTGTTCCCGTTCGGCATCGCTTCGCCGCTGGAGTTCGGCGACATATTCGCGCTGGCCTGCCGTCAACTGCCGGTCCGCATCGGCCTTGCGGTAGGAAGCGGCGGTGCTTTCATCGGTCGCCGCCGCAACAGAGCGGATCGCCTCGTCGCGCTTCAACTCGATGTGCCAGCTTTCGTTCTGAAGCCGGAAGACCAGCCCGTAGGCTTCCGCGTTCGCATGCGCCCAATCCCGGACGGCATCACTTTCAAATTGCAGATCGGCGGCCCGACCATGATTGTGCTGGCTTCGACCAGGCGGCGCCACCCACTTCCGCGCTTCGGCTTCACTGCCGTACTTCTCCAGCGCCTGTTGCCATAGCTGCGCCTGCCGCTCGATCGAGCGCGCCCCGGACGTGATGACGATGGCGCCCGCCTGCTCCTGCGCCGCCGCCAGAAACTCGGCCAGACGGCTTTGAAACTGCGGATCCATCTCGACGATGTGCGACAGCGGCTTGTCGCTCGAAAGATATTTCCTGAGCCCCGACGACCATGCCGCGCCCGCTTGCTCGCCCGCGCGCTCGAATTCCGTCTGGCTACCGAAGAAGAACCGGTTCTGATCGACGCCAGCCATGGCGCCCTTATTCAGCGGATCGAGATCGGGCAGATTGTACTTGCCGATTTCCGCCGCCTGCGCCATCCGCTTCTGTTCTGCGACAAGGTCCTGTGTCCGCCTTACCGCCGCGTCGAGCATCGGCAAAACCTGGTTCTGGAAGACCGCCGCCAGATTGCGAGCGCCTTGCAGCGGAAGCTTGCCGATCACTTCGTTGAAGGCTTCCTGCGCCTGGCGGACATCGTCGATGGTAACGGTGTTGTTGGCGATCTTCGCCTTGAGATCGTCCCAAATCTTGGCGACCTCGCCGATCTCTGCCGCCTTTGCCGGGAAGCGCTCGAACAGTTTCAGCGTCTCTTGCAGCTGCTTGTCGACCTGCGCAATGGCTTCCTGTTGCTTCTTCTCGGCATCCTCGACCGCTGCCGCGAGCCCCTTGCGCTGACGCTCCAGCCCTTCAAGCCGTTCCAATTCGTCGTTATAACTTCGCAGCGCCGGGAGCACGTCGCCCCACTCGTCCGCCGCCTGCCGGATCAGATCGCGCTGCGCCTCAAGGGTCTTCTTCGTTTCCTCGCCGCCTTCTTCGGCTTCGGAAAAATATTCCTGCGCCGCCGATGCCAAATAGCCGAAACCCAAAATCGCGGCGCTAACGCCAAGTGCGCCCGGCGAAAACAGCCCGCCAAGTGCACCGCCGATGCCCTTCAGGACGCCGCCGGACCGGCGCAGATCGTCTATTGCCGTGCCCGCCTGACTTGCCTGCTGCGCCATGATCGTGAATGGCGACGTGCCGGACATAAGCTGTGTCGAGATATCCTGAAACTGGAACCCAAGGTTGCGCGTGGCGTTCCTGGTCGATGCCTCGATCTGGCGATTGACGCGGTCGACGTTCCTGCCGACGTTTGCGTAATTGTCGTTCATCGCCTTCGTCGTCTTGTCGACGATGATGCCGCCCTGCCGCATCGCCCGTTCCAGGCTCTTGACGTTCGCCTCGATCTGCAAAACCAGACGTGTCTCTTCCGGTGTCATCACGTACCTCTGAACGCATTCAAGCCGTACATTTCGATGAGCTTGGCGATGGTCTGGCGATGGTCGAGTCGTTCGGCATCCATGGCGCCGCCGTCCGCTTCCCGGCAGACGAAGCTGCTGCCGTCCGGCATGATCAGCACTCCCCAGATGCCTGCGCCGCCGAATGCGTGCCGGTAACGCGCCACGGCGTCGGGCAGCAACTCGTAACGTTGCCCGTCAGGCATGGTGACGGCTGTTACGTTTACTATTTCCTTCATGTCAGCCTCCGATGTTGTTGCGGGAGACCGCCGCGCCCAGGATATGCTACGGCCTCCCGCTCATGCTCCACGCCATCGGCGACAAGGGCGCGGTGCAGTTCGTTCATTTCGCCCTCGCGACCTCATAAAGCCCCGCGCCGTTCATCTGCTGCTTCAGCTTCTCGATGTCGTCCAAAGCCCGCTCCAGTCGAAGTTCGATCTGCGCCCTCTTCTGCCGCTCCAGGCGCAATGCGTCAGCGATCTTCGAAAAAACGGCATGATCGATGTCGTTTTTGACGTTCTGGTAATCGCGATGGATATCGTCGAGCGCGTCGCTGCGCTGGCTGACAAGATCGTCGAGAGCCTTGCGCATTTCCGCCCGGATCTTTTCGGCCTCCTCGGCGAAGCGCTGGCCCAGATGCTGCCCGATCTTCTTGTAGAACGCACTGTCCTTCGCGGCCGGCTTCGGCGGCGGCTGCTGGCCTTGCGTGATCGGACGGCCATGCTGGACGGCCCGCTTTTCCTCGGCAATCGCCGCCTCTCGCCGCTCGCGAAGGACGCGCGCCCGTTCGCGGCGGTATCCCTCTTTCGCGTCTTCGGAAAAGCCGTCTATGGCTCGTTCGAATTCTTCATTGCTCGGACAGGAAAAATCGAGAATGAGCGGTGATGACATCTGAGCCGCCCCTTACCAGCTGACGCCGTCGATGAAGCTCGCCGCGCCCGGCCTTGCGCCCCATGAGACACTCAGCATCGCCTGCAAGCCGAGCGTGCCGGACTGGAAGAACGACCTGACAGGATTTCCCGTCATCAGGTCGCCGGTAGGCGCATCGTTCTCCTCGATGCTCGCTTCCGCGCTCACGTCGAAACGCGGCGTCTGGCCGAAGGCGACGGCGAGGCCACCCGAGTCGATGCAAACGACGCGGTCAGGCGGCAGCGCCGAAGATGCAATGATCGGATAGTCGAACGAGCCCGGCAGCGTGGCGGCGGCAAACACCCGCCGCGATGGCGACATGACGAAGCACGGCGACTGCGGCGCGTCGAGCGCCGCCACCAGCGCCTCAAGATCGGCTCGCATCGCCTCCGAAGGCTGTCCCGCAGTCGATGCCGGAACCGCTGTCAAGCCGTACAAGACACCCTGCGGTGTCACATCGCTTGCCGCGCTCGCGCCGAGAAACTGGTCGTCGAGCGCCGCCGAAATGCCATCGGCGAGCAGCTTGCGAAGCACGGCGGTGAAGTTGCTGCTTTTCTGAAGCTCAAGCGTCAGGACGACGATTGCCGCCACCCATGCGGGACTGAGCGTGATCGAGTCGAGCAAGCCGCCAGAAGCCGGGATAGGCTTGCCCTGGCCGACGAAGCTGGCCGCGACCGAGCCGCCCGCAATTACCCGCGCCGCGCCGTTGCGCCCGAAGTTGATGCCCAGCGATCTGGCCGCGATCGATGCAAAGGCGCTCTGCCCGGCGAGCGACAGCATGTAACCGCCGACCGCACTGCCGACAAGTTCGCCCGCCCAGTCCGGAACGGTCGTCATCGCCGGTTCGACGGCAGCCTTGGCGACATACGGCTTGCCCTCGACGGCGGCGCGCGCCATGCCGATAAATTTTTCGGCCGGATCGAAGGAAGCATTTCCGCCGACGCGTTCATGCGATTTGCGCAAGGTGCGCTCGACGCCAACATACAGCCCGCGCAGATCGCGGACCTCGTTCTGCAATTTTTCGATTTGCCATAGATCAGGCATGAAAAACCCCTCCGGCTTGTGCGCGGAAGGGACAGACAGAACGTCAATCGCGAGCCGGTCGCTGCTTCCACGGCAGGTATCATAATACCACACGAAAGGCGGAACGGAAGAGCAACTTAGCAATCGCTCATATTTGGCTCAGGACGCGCGTTTCGGCTCCGGATGGTGTCGGATACCGGCGAGAAGCGAGAACGGCGATCCTCGTGCTATCCTGGCGCCTTCCTGCGCAGGAAAGGGACCGCGAGTCGGACGGGAAGAGCCGTGCAGCGGTCGCGGCGTGGCATGCAAGAGGAAAACCCGCATTCAGTGCGGGAAAGACGCAAGAGGAAATCGCCGAAAACGATCCTGAGTGGCAGCGTTGGTCGGATCGCGAGATCGCGCGGCAGTGCAAGGTCGGGCATCCACTTGGTCGCAAAAATTCGCGGGGAAATGGATACTGTGCGCGCGCACAGTATGGATCGGACGTTCGTTCATCCGAAGACCGGCGAGCCGACGACCATGGCGACGGCTGGCATCAACGCCGGTCGTCAGGAACAGCCGCCCCTATCTCCGCACGTCCGCGAAGAGATCACCTTCCGGAAAGCTTCGGTTCCTGCAACGTCAGCGGCGGTTCGATGTCGGTCAGCGCCGGTTGAAGGCAGGTTGTGAAAGCCGGTATTTATGCTCCATGCGAGCAAAAGGGCTGCGATAAAATTCAGGAAAGTGGTTGTTTTTGGGGGCCGCCGGTCAGATCCTGGTCGGCAAACTAGGTGCGATATCCCCCCCGGTTGCCGCCCCTTTGACGTGGAATCCTTTTCTTTTGATCCCGCATGCGGGAACACTTTCCGAGCTTGCGCGATATCATCCCGCAATGGAGCGGGATGATTCTGCATGAATAGAACAGCACTCGTGACAGTCGTCGCGGCGGCGGTGGGGCTTACGGGCGCGGCGGTTGCCATGTTGCTGAGCCACGTCCATGAACACGAGGAGGCTCCACCGCCAGCATTGTCCACTCGGTTCTAATTCGGCTTCACCGAGCCCGTTGCCGCTCGCGCTCGATCGCGTCATAATCGTTGCGTGTCTCTCAGCGGGGACGCGAACTGGCTGAACGGCAGCCCACGCTTTGAGTGACTTAACTGCGCGCAGCAGCATCGGTCCGGCGCGGCTGCCGTTTCCGCGTTATGGCCATTGTGTCCATTGCCGACCGTCCAGTTCCGGCGTCGAGACCTTGCGGCGGTTTCGCATCACCTGCTTGAGAAAGAACGCGGTGCCGGTTTCAAGGCATTCATCCCGGATCGCGCGGAACCAATCCTCGTCGGAAGGACGCGCGCCTCTGCCGCTCTCGCATCCGGCAATCAGCCAATCAGGCTTGGTTTCATGTCTGGCAATCGAAAGCGGACCGAGCGCGGGTTCATAGCTGACGAAGCGGACAGGCGCCGGAGTGGCGGCAAGGATCGGCCAGCGGCGATCATAGTGGGGCTGATCTTCGGCAGTGACCCCAAGCCAGACGTTCGGATAGCCGCTGCCCCAGTCGGACGGCAGCATGCGGGCCATGTTCTCCGGTCGCTTGGTGAGAATGAGCCAGTCGAATTGCGGCGTTTCGCGAACAAGATCGAAGAACTGCGACCGCCATATCGGATGCGCCTTGTTGTCGAAGATGTCGGCGAGTTCGGCGGAAAATATGCGGCGGCGGTGTCCGTCCACCAACGGCGACCAGCGGCGGATTGCGCTCCATGTCTTCCCGCCAGAGAAGCGGCGCTCAGCATGTGGTCCCCATCCGCAAAATTTGTAGCGTTCAGCCCACGCCTCGGCATAGCAATGATCGCAGCCTGGCGAAACTTTCTGGCAACCGGTCCACGGCGAAAAACTGCTGTCGCACCACTCGATGGCGCTGTTCAGTCCCATAGCGATCCTCCTCTGACGTTGTGCCTTGCCGTTTAGGTTGCTTTGGCTCGGGAAGGGTTGCGGCTCCCTGTGGTGGGTTAGGTGGGTTTGGGTGGATAGTTTCCACTAGCTTCTCGCGCGTACGCGCTCGCGCGCGCGTATTTGGAGTTGGGGAAACCCACCTAATCCACCTGCGCCTGATCCCGGTCCGACAAAATCCATCGCTGATTTCCGCGAATAAGCTTTCCTTTCAAGAGCTTAAGCTTCCCGACGCCAGCCTCGCCGTTGATGGTCGCCGGGTGGGTTAAAACCTTGTAGGCATGCGTTCCAAGGAACTTTCCGAGCTTTCTGGCGTCGATTCCGTCCTTGCCGGGCGCAATGTTTTCAATGACTTGTCGGCGGCATAGGCGACGACGGGACAGGCGCGGCCGGTAAGTATGGCGGACACCAACCGACAGAAGTAGGACTTGCCGGTTCCGGCGACAGGGGCATGAATGGCGAAGAGCGGATCGCGCGGATTGGCGGCTCGGCAGAGTGGCGAGATCAGCGCAGCGAGCGCGACGGAAAGCGATACGCCCTGCTTGCCTTCCGGATCGGAGAAGGGGAATTCGGTAAGCAGATCCTTCAAGATTTCGAGCGACGCCAGCGCGTCTTCCCTGGTCGGATGCTCAGGCATCGGCGGCAGCTTCGGCAAGCCGTGGAAGAGCATCTGTGACGGTCTGTGCACGCCTTCCTGATCGATGATGTTGCCGTTGCGGTCTATTGACTGCGCGGTCATGACGCCGACGATGCGCGGAAAGGACCAGAAGCCACGCCGCGCAAGAATGAGCTTGGCGGTCTCGGCTGGCGGATCGCGGGGACAGGTCTTCTTGGTTGTCGCGTTGTAGACGACGAACCGTGCGGCGGTCTCCATGAACTGGCGCATCAGTGGAACGGTGATCGGTTGTAGCGCCACGCTCTTGATGGTGTTGTTGTGCTCGTCCTTCATGTCCATTTCGACGGGATGGACAAGGATGCCGCCGCGATCATAGACGGGCAGCTTTGCGTCGGCGATTGCGCCTTCGGCGAGCATAGCTGTGTGCGTGTACTGGCCGGGCCGCAACTGGATTTCCAGGCGATCCATGTTCCGTGTTCCGCCGCCACTACCACCATCCATCTTTCTAGCGGCCATTGTTCGGCTCCCTTGGAATGACGATCAGCTTCTGGCAAAGCGCACGGCACCTGCGGATGAGCGCTTCGGAAGGCTGGCGTCGCGGCAGCGGATCGAGCGACACGCGCAACAGCGCACGGTTAAGAACGTGCTCGTCGATGTCGGTAAAGCCTTGCTCGGCGAGCCACTTTCTCAACAGCCGCTCGTGGCGCGGCTCGAAAGGCGCGCCGAAGGTTCGGCGGCGCGGCATGACGCGGAAGCGATCGAGCGGCGAATGGCGATAGATGCGGCCATATCGCCAGCGCCGGATCGCCGCTTCAAGGTCTGGCGTTTTCGGCATTTTTCCAAGCATCTTCGCTTCCTTCCGTTCAGGAAGGACCGCAAAAACTTACCGCAGAGCCTTGATTATTATGTCATTTACCCGTAAGGTAAATGTGCGTTATGTTTTTGTGGGCTCGCGGGCGAAAGTTCGCGGCCCTTTTTTATTGCGCTGGCTGTTGAATGTAATCATCGACGCCGCGCCGTGCTTCCTTGCGCGGGACGAAGCGTTCCGCCAGCCAGTTGAAAAGTTCGGCCTTGGGATAGCGCACTTCCTTGCGGGAAAGTTTGACGAAGCCGGGAGCGGCACCGCGAGAGCGGCGCGTCTTCAATGCATGTTTGGTGAAGCCGGTGATCTCGGCGACTTCCTGTTGAGTGAAATTCTGCGGAAGGCAAACGTCGCCTGCCAGCGCTTCGTAATAGGCTGCACCCGTCAAACCTTGGCCGCTCCAGTAAGCTGCGCGTTCGCGGATGAGCCGAAGATTATCTTCGGTCATGACCAGTCTCCTGAAAAGCGCCTTGCGTCTATATTAGAGCGAACCAGATGACTAATCGCAAGAATAAAATGAATTCGGCAATATTGACGAATTTTGTTACTATGTACGTGCAATATTAAATGTTGCCTATTGTTGTCGATTGTTGCCGCAGAACGGAGCAACTGCAAAACTCGTACCCCACGGCGTACCCTGATCTCTTTTGGCAAGGTACGACGGACGCCGGAATGCTGATAAATTCGTGAAGAAAATCAGATGGTTGGTGCGGACGACGGGAATCGAACCCGTACGGTTTCCCGAGGGATTTTAAGTCCCTTGCGTCTACCAGTTTCGCCACGTCCGCCCGCAGCCTAAATCAATCACTTAGACGATTCAGTCAAGGGAATGTTTTGCAGCCAATCCCTCGTGTTTTGCAAATTGCGTTGCCAAGGCGTTCTGCCGGACACCCTATGCCTGTTCGAAGACCGTCGCATCGTCTGCCCTCTCGCGCCCCCCTCACCTCAGCGTTCGATAGGCGAAGAAACCCGGCATCGAGCGGATGACTGCCGCAGACATATGACATTGTCCGTCGCCTTTGTCGGTTCAGCGACACAAAATTTGCTTCAACTAGTTGTCAAGGTTTCTCACCTAATTATTTGAAAAAACAATATATCATTATCTGCCAAACGCGGGTGACACGGGAAGGTAAGGAGACTATATAGATGCTGCGCGACCAGGCACGTTCGACGTGTACCCTGGTAGCGCATGTTGTTGGGCATTCATGTGTCCCGAACAACCGAGTGCTCATGAACTGAAGGCCAGAAAAGATGCTCACTGCTCCAAACGAGCACCCCACGGATGGGAAAGTCGACACTTGCACTTTCCCGGAAGAAGTTCTGAATTCGCCCCTACCGGTCGTCGCCGCCTTCTCAGGAGAACATTGCCTGCCGTGCGACGCGATTGCATTCAGCCTCAAAGAAATCGCCACCGAGCTTGCTGGCAAGCTCAAGGTGGTCAAGATCGACGTCGACGAAAACCTTGATCTCGCGGCGCGGTATGGCGTACGCGGGGTCCCGACGCTTCTCATGTTCAAGGGTGGTGAAGTCGCCGACATCTACGTTGGAACCGGCTCACTCCGCTCATGGATCTCGAAGGCGCTGGCTTGAGTCGCCGGTCTTCGGCTCCTTCGATACGCCGAGCGACCAACCCTTCTACCGGCGCATCTTTAACTGATCCGAATGCTCACCAACGTCCAACTCAATGGAGGACCAATGATCCTGCAGAGTCCGGGGTTAGGGCGCTGAAAATGGCGCTCGCCACGCCTTTTAACACCGGCTTCATGCCGAACATCCCTGCAAAGGGACTCTTCTCTACGTCACAGTATGAGGAAAGGGAGTATCGAATATGACGAAGTTTTCCCAGCTCGCGGCGGGGCTCGGGCTGTTGGCAGCGATAGCCGCTTCACAGTCCCAGTTTGTTGCGGGCGCTGCAGGTTTAGTCGCGCTCGGCGCCGCCTCTATCTCCTCACCTGCCTTTGCGCAAAATCAGCCATGCAATGATAATGGTACACATTGCTCGATGGTAAAGGCTTATAACCGAACGAACGTGACCCGTTGTTTTCGCTTTTACTTGCCGACGGGAACGCGGCAGTTCACCCCCGCTGCCGGGACCCATATGGACCTCGGGGGGTTACATCCTGGCACCAGATTTACATATTCCATTTTTGGATCCACTTGCGGCGGCGCCGCGTGGTCGACGCGAACCTACACTGTGGCCGCTGTCGATGGCCAACGGCTCGAAATCTTTGAAACGCCGGAATAAAAATTCCGCACTTTCCTGCTCCCCCGATGCAGCTTGCTGCATCGGGGTTCACCCGACGACGTTGTAGCGTCCTTGTCGCCTGGGCCAGGGTCGGTGACGCTGACTCTCACCCCTGCGACCAAGCACGATGTTGCACGATTTAGCCCCCGGGGCTTGCATGCTGTTGAGACATTCATGTTGCGGACCGAAATAGTTCAAAGCAGCAAAGGAAACAAAATGATACCCGTCTCTTCACTCAATGGGCAAAGGCTGCTAACCGCGTTGATGTTCGTTTATGTTTGCGGACTATCGATACCGGCGCGCGCGGCTGACGTCATTGATCACGATAAGGTGCGAGGGTTTTCCGACAGCACCTCCGGCTTCCTCAAGACTTTCCAGCCCTACCTCAAAGTCTTTGAAGGCTGTGTCCCTTTTCCGGCCGTGGATGCCGCCGGCAACGTCAGCGGCGGTCTGAAGCCATCGGGAATGTGGCCGCACGACGGTTGCTCACGCAACCGTGGACAGATCTATGTCAGAGCGGGGGAGTATCAAGGCGAGTGTGGCGTCATGTACTCGTGGTTCTTTCCCAAGGAGCAGAACCCGGATTGGCCCCACAAAAATGGGTCTCGGTATAATTGGGAGCATGTCGTCGTATGGCTGACGAGTTGCGATAGCGAAGCGCAGGTTAACGCCGTCAGCTACTGGAGCTATGGTCGCTACTCCATCACGACACATCCGCACATGGATGGAACACATCCGCTGGTCGCCTATCGTCGAACCTTGCCCGGGGAACACTTGACACCAGCCGACACCCGGTACCGTGGCGGGAAGCAGCCGGCAGTCAGTTGGTCCGGCCTGACCGAGGAAGCGAGGCAAACGCTCGACACCTATGACTTCGGTATGGGTGTGCCATTCAACTCTAACAACTTCGAATCCAATCTGGCGGGGGCCTATTATCGTTGACGGCTGGCGGCGGCCACTCTTAGGCAAGGAAATCGCGTATGTTGTCGTCCGCCGCCCAGCCTATTCATCCGGTTCGAGCTGTAAGAGCGCGTTTAAATACCTCATCGTAGCTGGGCACCAGCGGCAACGGTGGCCAAGTTCGCCAGCATACAACTGTCGGAAAGGAGGATTAGGACCATGGAGATTGATTAGCTTGCAACCTTGCCGAGCAAGGGGATATCGCGGAGAGCAAGGCAACAGAGGTGGCAACGCTCGTGGTCAAGCCCGAGCTCCCCTTGGAGATCGCAAGTCGGCTGTACAGGGAGGTTGAGAAGGGTGCCCAAACTTTTGACCGCATACTCTCCGAAATGGAAGACGCGGATGTCAGTGACGAACTGCTAGAGGCCGCCGATGCGCTCGCGGACCTGTGGGGCCAGCTTTCTATCGCATCAGCCAACAAGCTCCGCGAGCGGCAAGGCCTCCCACCGATCATGATGAGAGAGCCCCGTCACTAGGCTCGCGGGTCTGAGTCGACACGACCTGCAACAATCTGAGGAAAGAAGATGACCGACTGGCGAAATCTAACCGAACACGACGCCATTAAGGCGGCTATGGCCGAACGCGGCAAGGACCCTACGGCATCGGTCGCATACTGCGCGCTTGGTGCATACGATGGAAACAGCCACGGCGAGAAATACCGCTTTTGGTTCGGTCTGATCCTGAAGCTTGCAAAGGGCAAGCACGTCGGCTGGGCGTGAAGGCCGATGAGCCTCACTACCGCATTCATTGCCGAGCTGATCAGGGCTGCGAACGAGGTCGAAAGGCTTACGTACTACCAGATCAGCCGCCTACTGGATCGTTCAGTTGACACGATCCGGGACATGCGTCGACAGACTGCCATCTCTAGCGGCCACCGTGCCCGCGACGTTGTGATTGATCTCCAGTTGGCCTCGGCGCGCGCCAGGGACCTATCTCCGGCGGAGACTAGAGACGTCTTGCTGGACGCGGCCGATATCATCAGGACGCTGAAAATCGCCCTGGATGGGATAACCTAGCCGACCGGGCGCGTGGTGTTCGTCGACACCACAGTTCACGCCCTCCCGGACGCACCACCGAACCAGGCGCCGACCGCCGATGACGAGGGAAACGAAGCCCAGGAGGGCTCCGCTTGAGACAACAGTTGCAGCGGTGTCGGCGCCTTCGGTCGCCTGCTGCTTGGCTCGTTCGAAGGATGCCTTATAGACGCTAGCAGACTTATGTTTCCGAATCTCAGATTGGGGTTGTCCAGTACTCTTTCGGGCTATTTGGCGGCTGAAGGCTGCCCCGAGTTCATTGATCTCCGAACGGCAGGAACGCTCACTCGGTTGACCGTCGAGAGTCCGGATCATGTCTGAAATAAATAGAGCTGCAGTGGCGGAAGTGGGTCGCCGCTGCAGCTCCAATCGCGACGCATTCCATCCATCCGCTTGGGCTCTCGCCCTGTTCCAACCAACGGAACCGCTTCGAACGTCGCTTGCGCATATTTTACTCTCAGCGGGAGTAGGATCAAGCTCGCACGCGGGAAAACTTGCAAGGAGCCGGGCGTCTCGCCTATCATAAGTGTTGCCAAGCCTAACGCTGAAAGACAGCTTGGAGACATGGCCGAAGCTTGACGGGCACACCCTTGAGAAATCTAAAGGGTGGATAATGCAATCCTCAAGCGATGGGATGGCGTCAGAATGAGTTTTTCAACCCGACTCGCCGGTATAATCCGACGCCCGAAAACTCCGGACTTTGTATCCTTTTGGCACGGCCCGACAGATGGACTAACATACGGTTGCCTTGCATCATTCCCGTATCACGGCGCCCGCCTTCGGCTATACTCTTACGATGACAAAATCAAAGTTCCTCCGGGCATTTATTTGGCTGATGCGCGTGAAATTTGCCCTGACACGAGCTTGGTCGGGCGCTATATCGCCGATGGAAAGGTGGAATTCTCAAAATTCTCGAATCTCTTCCGCTACCTGTTAATCAAGCAAACTGGCTGTTGTTGGGTCGACACTGACCTCATTTGCCTAAGACCCCCAGAATTTCAACATGATGATATGGCCTTCGGGTATCAGTACCCGAAAGAACACCGGTTCGCGCTTAACGGAGCAGTTCTAAAGCTCCCTCGTGAACACCCTGTCTTAGCGGAGTTGATTCAACATGCGCGCGACGTCGTGGACTTGGATCAGGGGTGGGGCGCTATCGGCCCTGAGCTCATCACGGCCAAATTTTACGAGTCCGGACTGGCAGTGTTCGCCAGTGCAGCCGCAGATTATTATCCGATCCCCCCCGCTGATTTCTGGAAACTCATATTGCCAGAAGGCCGAGAAAGCGTCGAAGAGGCTGTGCGGGGGTCAAAGTTGCTCCACCTCTGGCACAAAAGGTTCGAATTGGCAGGGTACAACAAAAACACCGCGCCCCCAAAGGAGTCGTATCTGCATCGCGCATTGGAGCGTGTCGGCGGGCTGGATCGATTCACTGGGATGTACGATGCCGATGAACTTAGAGTGCAACTCGGCCGCTCAACCCACCCAGCGAGAAAGGTGCGCGCTAATCCCAGCGGTTCCTCCTGAAGCGCTTCTCTCCTTTCGCCCGACTCTGCTTTGGCAGGATCATTCCGCAGCCGACCTGAGTGATCCGCCCTCGGCGGCTAGCGTCTCAATCAGTTCTGCGATCGCCTCTCTTTGAGCTCGTGAGGGTATCCTGTCGAAGTTCTGCGCCACTGCTATGGCATCATCGCTTTGTGCAGGACTGACCACGATCGCTTCACCCGGATCGATACCCTGCCAGAACTGGTCAATACTACAATCTAGTGCCTTGGCAACCGCCACGATGCTTGACGCAGAGATCCTCCTTTGTCCGTCCTCGCATTTTTTTATCTGCGAGAAGGACAAGCCGACCGCCTTCCCCAGCCCCCTCCGCGACACTCCAGCCAGCACCCGGATACGGTGAATGTTGGCGCCGATGATAAGGTCAATGTCGCTCGTCGACTTTGCGTATGTCATACCTTCGCCCTTCGTTCGCGTAAGCCAACGCGCGTCAATTCTGAGACTAAAGCAGCGCTTTGTCGATTTGCAATCTGCAAGTCGATTGTGGGGGGAGGAGCATTTGGGTCATCGACTTCGGCGAGCTACTCTGCTAATTATGGCAACCTGTAATTGCCCGTAAGTGCGTCGATTTTTCATTTTGGCCGGAACTCCCGGCCCCTGGAGGAAAACATGGCCACAGTTACATATCATTTCCCAGGCGGACTCTATCCTAGCCAGTATAAACCACCTCTGAGCGGCGTCAGCGTCAACCCGACTTTCGGCGAACTCGTGGACATGAGCGAGTCGGCCCGGTCAACTACGACAAGCACAGAGGTGCTTTACCGGTTAGACAATGGTCTCAGGCTAAAATTGCTCGGCACGGGGTTCAGCTTTGATCCTGGCGGAGACGCTGTAGGAGGGACAATCACCTCGATCCAAGTCCTCCTGAATAATGGAACAACCTTGGTCCAGTCTATAAGTGGTCTGAGCCTCTCATTCGAGACTTTCAATGACGCAGCGGCGGCATTCGACAGCGATAGACTTGAAAGCTGGCTTTTCAGCGGAGACGACACGATCAACGGTTCGGCCGGTGACGACGATATCTCGGGCCACCGCGGTAACGATGTTTTGAACGGCAATGGCGGCGACGATACGATCACTGGGGGCGATGGTGACGACACGTACGACGGGGGGACCGGGTTCGATACTCTTAGCTTCCAAGACGCGTACGGGGCAGCATCAGCCACGCAAGGCATCAGTCTAAACGCCACGAATGGCACGGTTACAGACCAGTTCGGTTTCGCCGAGACATTTCAGAATTTTGAGGAATATAGAGGGACCCAATTCTCCGACACGATAAACGGATCCTCGCTCAGTGAAACCTTTATGGGTTTGGGCGGGCGAGACAAGATCAGTGGCGGCGCCGGTGTGGACACGATCCGTTATGACCGGGACTTTCAACTAGGTGGAACGAAGGGCGTCACTGTCAATCTTACAACCGGAGTTGCAACAGACGGCTTTGGATCTCAGGACACTGTTTCCGGCATAGAGAATGTCCGCGGCACAAACTTCAAGGACACCATCACAGGCAATTTTGCCTCCAACTTCCTACGAGCATTCGCCGGCGCCGACACTCTCAACGGATGGGGGGGGGCTGACACAATGCGGGCCGGCGCGGGCGACGATATCTATTATGTCGACAACACCGGTGACATCGTCGACGAGAACCAAGACAGCGGTGCTGGCATAGACACGGTCCGGTCAAGCATTTCCTTCAGCCTCGCTGACACTGCTGTAGTCAAAGGGAGCGTCGAGCGTCTCTCGCTTTTAGGGAATGGTGCCATAAACGGTACGGGAAACGCTTTAGGTAACGCACTGACCGGGAACGACGCGGGCAACACCCTAGACGGCGCGGCAGGGAATGATTCCATCAATGGCGGCCTCGGCAATGACACTCTTATCGGCGCTACTGGGCTGGATACGTTCACCTTCAACACAGCCCTGAATGCCGCGTCAAACGTCGATACGATCGTTGACTTCGTTGTTGCCGACGATACGATCGGGCTGGAGAACGGTATCTTTACAGCGATCGTGGGAACAGGAACGCTCACTGACGTACAGTTTGTCGCGAACGCATCCGGCACCGCGGAGACAGCCGAAAACCGGATAATTTATGACGTCGACACCGGTGAACTGTTTTACGACAGCGACGGCAACGGTGCAGGTGGAGCAGTGCATTTCGCGACACTAGGCACCAATCTAAGCATCATGGCAGCCGACTTCTTTGTCGTCTAGTCTGCCGGTGCAACACACAGCGCCTCGTAACTGTGGCGCTGTGTTCGTTTTAAGGCCCTCGCGAGCAGATCAGCGCCGCAGCTGCGCGCCGTCGCGCTGACTGGCCTCGATCCGCTGCAGGATTTCGCGCATCACACGCGTATCGATGGAAAGGCTGTTGAGCGTGTTCTCGACGGCCTTCATCGACGTCGCCGCTTCGGCGGCTTGCTTCTCCACCGCCGAGATCCGGAGCTCGTGATTGTCGATCTGCCGCAGAGAGACTTCGGCAGCCGTCAGGCGCTTGTCGAGGTGATCGATGGAATTCGCCTGTGAATCCTGGTTGGCGTTCACCCTCTCCCATGTCGCGCCCCACGCTATGAGGCCGCCGGCAAAGCCGAACAGGATCACCAGGGTGTTGAGGTTATATTCAAACCGCCATTTCGGGGTTACTACCATCTTTTCGGTTTCCTGTGTTTCAGCCAATTCCCTGCCCCTCGTATGCAATGCTGGATGGTTACTGCTGCGCCGCGTCGTGGCGGGCGCATTCGCTTTGGCTCCAGGCGCTGGCGCCGCATAGCCCCGCGACGGTTTCGTCGATCTTGTCCTGATCGGCCGGCGTTGCGCCTCGAGCTCCGATCAGGGATGTGCCGACGACGGCTCTAGCCGCCTGGTTGAGCCGGTCTATTCGACGCAGAGACCTGTTGCGTTGACGTACAGCCGGCCGCGCTCAATGCACAGGCGGCGGTTAAAGCGAGCGCGATCAGCCTCATCTCGCAGTTCTCCGATTGCTTTGTTGGTTGCGGAATCCCGTTCTTCGCGTTCGAGTTTCCGGCCCTCTTCCCGCGCTTCGGGGATGATCCAGAGCGCGTTGACCGTCTGCATGCCGGTAAAAACGAGGATGCCGCCGACAACCGCGCTAGCGGCCAAAGAGGAGCGGCTGAACATCACGCCATCCCCTCTACCTGTTTCGCCACCGCCTTCCGATCGGCGTTCTTCCTCCAGTAGAGGAAGCCGGCAATGCCGGCGAACGCGATAAGGATCAACAATAGGTTCTGCCACGGTATGCCGCCGATCGCCGTAAGCAACGAAGCGCCGCCGCCGATGACAGACGGCGTGATCACCTCTTTCGACTTCCACCACGGCGCATCGAGGCTCGGCGGCGTCACAGGAACCGGTACCAGCTTCTCCTCGGTCACCGGCGCGGCTTTGACCTCCGGCCGTGCCGCTTCGCCCGGAGTGAGCGCCACAAGCGCCGTGTGCATCGCAGCGCGCGTTTTCGGCCCGACGTCGCCGTCGACCTGCAGGCGCTGGTCAGCCTGGAACTGAAGGATGTTGTCGGCGCGGTAGCCGAGGAGGACGAGCGAGATCCTGGCGAGCCGATCAAACCGGTCGGCTAAGCCGTTCTTGCCGCCATTGATCTTCTTCGTGATGGTCTCGGCGTCGCCCTCGTCTGCCCAGCGGTTCAGGTCGCGGGTGTCCCAATAAAACAGAGGCACCAGGCCTTCCCAAGGGTCGGAAGTGACCGCGTCCGGATCCTTGACGAAGTCCGGGCAGTCGAGGCCGGCGGCGCCGCACCAGTTGCGGAACTGGCGGTAGTTGTCCTTGCCGGTGAGCTGCATGCCAGTGCGGCCGCGGTAGAGATGGCCGTCGCCATCTTTTTCCGATGTGTTGCCAAGATCGGTGCGCGTTTCGTAGCGCTGTTGCGCCGGCGTTGGGCCCCAGATCTCGCGATCGTAGCGGAAGTCTCCGCTCTCATGCATGAGCTGGGCGAAATACTGTGAGAGACGGTGCGGCCGATCCATGCCGAAACGCTCCCCGTACCTGTCCAGCGCCACGAGCACGGACGCGAGGTTGCTCTCGTTCACCCTGCCCTTTGCGGCCGCGCGAACGTGCTGAGCGGTGATGGCGCTCATTCGTTTCTCCTGATTGTCGTTGGGGAATGCTCGGCGGGCTAAGCCACACTGGTTAATGGCGGCCGGCGGTGGTCCGGCTTAAACTGACGTTGGTCGTCTTGCCCCTCGCAGGCGGCCGGGAGGCTCGTCACCGGCCAGCTGCCTTGACGGGCCTCGCCATTGGTCCCACATTGGCGGAAATGGAGGTTTGGACTTGGGCTTGGACATAAACGACAGCGAAGCGGAAAGTGCGGGCCCAATCGAGCTGGTAACTGACCTCTCAGAAATCGTGGCACAGTGCGCCGCTTCCAATCTTCTGGATTTTGCGGCACAGCTTGCCGGCCTCGCCGAGGACCTCAAAGCTCTAGCGGCTAGGCCAATCGAGCCCATACCGACATTTTCCGAGGCAGACGATCAGCTCGAAGCAAGCTCGGAGTAGCAGAAGTACAGGCGCCGCCCGCCACGCCTCGTAACATGGCGGCGGCTTAGACCCGTGATCCCACCCGAACCACGGGTCTTCTCATTCGCAAACATGAGTTCGAGGGCGACGGGAAGAGTGTCCCGAGCCATAATCCGTGCATTTCACGTTGCCCAGATATTAGGGTGTGATAATCAGGCTGCCTTTATTTCGATGAGGTACAATTGATGGCAGGCCTGTCTTCAACGATAGCGAAATCCGCCTCTGTAAAGCCGAATACTATTATAGAAGACCCTATCCACGTAGGGGCCGGCTGCGCTGTTATGGCCGACCGTATCGGCAGGTATTGCTTCATAAACAACAACACCTGCATCTTCGATGAAGTGCGCATAGGTCGCTTTGTCACGTTCGCGAGAGGGTGTCAGATCGGAGGAACCGAGCACCCTATTCATTATCTGTCGACCAGCTTCTTTCGCATATCCCGCAAGTGGTTCCCTGACGATCACACAGCCCAGTCCGCAGACTTAGTGCCACTCACGCGTGTCCCAACCAGAAATCGCGGAGCAAACATAGAGATTGAGAACGACGTTTGGTTCGGGGCTTCGTGCGTTGTCCTCAAAGGGGTCACTATCGGCAGCGGTGCGGTGATCGGGGCCGGGGCAGTCGTAACGAAGGACGTCCCTCCTTATGCGATCGTGGCCGGGAACCCTGCGAAGGTTATCAAGTATCGCTTCGACGAAGAAACGGTTGCTCGCTTCCTGACCGCCAAGTGGTGGGATCGAGATATGGCCGTCATCGAGAAGCTGCCGCTCAACGATGTTCAAGAGAGCCTGCGAATACTGGAGGCCGCGCCCTGAAATGCAGGCTTCCTACAGAACGTGATTGCAAGCCCTGCAGTTTTGAGGGTTGACATTCCCTAGTCAGAGCGTCTTTTTGCGCTCCACTCGCTTTCAACCTGTCTGAATACTTTGAAGTGAATTTCGACCTGCAGGGCTATTGCACCATGAAAATGTCCATCATCGTTCCGCTTCGCCTCAGCGAAGCTCTCTTTGAGGGCCTGCCGAGGCTGGAAACGCTTATTCAGAACGCTCCCGCAGACCGGTTTGAAGTCGTCGTTGTCGACTATGGGAGTCCGCCGAAAGCAGCGGCCGATTTGGGAGCTTTGGTAGCCAATTTCAACCATGCGAAACTTATCCGCGTCGAAGCTGATGCCGAGCCGTTTAGCGCGGGCATAGCGAGGAACATCGGCGCGCAAAACGCAACGTCCCCCGTGATCATGTTCAATGATGTGGACTGCCTCGCCAGTCCAAACATGTATGAGAAAATCCACAAGGAGGCACGCGCCAGGAGGATCGACGTCAACGCCTATGACTTCTTCGCGATCCCCATAGCCTTCCTGACTTTTGAAGGCGTTGAAGAGTATCAGAAGACGCACGCCAGCTACGAGCCGTGCGACGCAGACTCCCTGTTCCACTACCACATCATCCGAGGCGAGAAACAGTTCATCTGGTTCATGGCCTATTCCGGATCGACAATCGTCGTGAACCGGCTTCACTATCTATCGATCGGCGGCACGAGCCCCATTTTTCACGGCCACGGCGCCGAGGATTACGAAGTGAAGCTCAGGCTGGCAGCTTATCGCCCGGTCGGCCGGAAGCCGCTCGACTACTATCGCAACACGAAGAACAACCAGATGCAAGACTACGTCGGTTTCCGGACCTACCTGTCGCTGTACGCCTACGAAGTCGCATTCCGCGGGATCTATATGGTTCATCTCTGGCACCCGCGGAGGGAGGTAAACAGCATCAACCAGGGCGCCAATGCTGTCAGCTACAAGCAGACCGAGCGGAACTTTGCCCTCCTCGGAGAGATGATGAAGGAATTCGACAACTCCGGAAAGCAGCCAGGCGCCTTGGCGGATCGTACGGCCGACCGTAAAACCCTTGTGCTCTGCCGCCCCGCCTCCACCGCTCTTGAAACGCTACGCCAAGCTCTCCCGCTTCTTGGACAATATTCGGTCATAGACGAGACCGTATTTGCTGACGAGCACGCCTTTCTCGATGCAATCGAGATGGACGGGTTCACCCATGTCTTCTTTCTGAACCCCTACGGGAATGAGCACAGGCTGAACCTCTACAACGCCGCTCGTCGCAAAAACATTCCTTATTGGGTGCACGACAGGGGCGCCCTGCCTCATTCCTGGTTCTTTGACCCGAACGGATTCAATGCTGACAGCTCGAGCTATCACAGAGACCGCTGGGACAAACCACTGACAGATTACGAACGCGAGGACGTCACCTCCTACATCATGTCTCTCAAGGCCAACGCAGAGACGCTTGAGAAGAACGGCGCCCCGAAATCACCTGAGCACTGGCGTCATGCATTCGGTATCGGTGACCGAAAGGTGCTGTTCGTCCCCTTGCAGCGTCCGAACGATACAGTCACGCGGTACTTTGGCGCCGAGGTCGGCCCGTATGAGAATTTCTTTAACTGGGTCGCGGAGGTAGCCGCTAAGCTCGACCCTTCGCAATGGGCGGTTGTTGTGAAGAAACATCCCGCCGAATTGAACCGCCCCAATATTCCCGGAGTGGTCTTTGCGCCGGACGACGCGCATGTTCACGACCTGATCGACCTTTCTCATTCTGTGATGCTGCTGAACTCCGGCGTCGGCCTTCTTTCACTCGCCTTCGGCAAGCCGGTGATAGCCTGCGGCGAAGCGTTCTATGCAACCGAAGGCTTGGCTTCCACCGCGAGATCTGTGGACGAGGCTGTCGCAAAGATTGGGGCAGGCCTACCCTATGATCGGGAAAGTGCCTTTCGCTTTATCCACTACCTGACGACGAAGCTCTATTCGTTCGGCGAGACCATCTATATTGAGCGAGACAACGGCTATGAGAAGTTCCTGGCCGCATCGCGCATCAGATATGAAAGCATCCGAATGCTGACTGATGAACCCGTTCTCTTCGGTTCCGTGCCGGCGGAGGCGTCCCTTGATAGCCCGCTCTACTCCTCCTTCGGTGGCAAGGATGCGCTCGAAAGAGCCCGCCTAAAGGTGAGCGCGCAGCCAGCGCAGGTTGGCGGAAAATCCGCGTCGGTAATCAGCTCTCCCAGCGCCGCTCGTCTACCGGTTCTGCGCCGGCCGCTCGTCCCCATAGTCCGGCCCTTCATTCGGCTCCTCGGCAATGCTAAAGATATGGAGAAATACAACCGGGACCCGGTGACCTATTTTCGTAAACTGAAGAATCCCGCCTACAGGTGGGTAGGCGGGGTGTTATTCCCGTTCCACGCCCCAACGCGCGAGGCCGCAGAATGACGGAGCGAGTCAGAAAACTTGAATTGACCGGATCAGAACTCCTCGATTACATCCGAAACCCAGATGGGTGGGAGTCCGAGGCGATGGCGAGGATCCGCGAGCATAAAGAGTTCTACCGCGAGCACGGCTACTTCGATAGCGACATAGAGGCCCTTGTCAGACTAAAGTTCGACCTCAACGCTGACCAATACGAGGGCTGGTCGTCCCAGCCCTCGAAGAAAGTCTAGTGCCTATCAACCCTCCAATGCGGCAAGTCTCGCCTCGAAACCGGCCGCCATGAACGCCCATAACTCGTCGGGCCTGAGGCTATGGCGGCTTCCGGCCCTGATGTAGGGCTGGACCTCGTTCCCTTCCTCGTCAAGAACGGCCGCTTGGTCTTCCCATGTGTCCAGACCAACGAGGCCATACTTGAAGGCGTCAAGGCCCTCGGCCTCGAAGGCAGACACAACGCTCTGTGCAGTCACGCCTGCGTGAAGCCTTGCGACTTTCCCTTTGGGCTCCTTCTCGGCGATGGCGTCCTTCCACTGGAACAAGCCGATCAGGGACGAAAGCCTGCGAGCCACGCGCAACTCCGCCTCAGTGAAGCCTCCACGCCAGACCTTATCGAATGCCTCGGAGGTGACCGTTGGGGCGTTCAGAAGAAAGAGGTCGCGGTAGCGGCCCGTTGCCGCCGTCCCTAGATCGATGTTGCTATCCGTAGCAGGATTCAGCTTGTTGGGGCCAAACTTGACACGTGAAACGCCATTGCTTCTCAGAACGCCGAAGCCGTCCGTGTCGACGCCGTACCAGGCGTTCCCGGCGGTATTCTCTACTCTCCATGCGGCGATTGAGGTCGATGCCGTGTTAGCGAGGTTGGCGATGGAACTGGCGCCGCCATAGAAGTTGAAAGCGTACGGCAAGTCGGCAGTAACGGACCATTGACCCGTCCCCCAGGCTTGACGGTAAGAGCTATCAATGGAGTGAACTGGCGTAAGGAACGGGGAACACATGACATAGCCATGGTTCGTCCCGCGAATGATCGGGAGGCGATGAACCAGAGCGACGCCGAAGTTTGTATTCCCGTATGCATAGCCGGTATCGTTGGAGCATCTGGATGGCTCGAAGAGCCCATCATTGATACCGCTACCGCTGCCAAACCTGCCGTAGTTGGACGCCGTGCGGTAAGTAGGACGCATATCCGTCCCACTTTCGGTTTGCGACCAGCCGATGAGGTGAATGTCGCCAGCATTTCCAATCGGCTGGGGAATGCCCCGCGCAAGCTTTGCATCAAGGCCGAGCGCAATGAAGCGAGAGACATTGCTCCCTGCGCCCTCTGCAAGGAACTTAGCCTCATGGTAATCTGCGGTCGCAAAGTAGACATCGTTACAGTCTTGCACCCATACTGAAATATCTTCGCGACCGTGTACGAAAGTATTGTGGAAGATAATTCCGCGAATTCCAAGGCCCGACAGTTCGACATCCCTCCCCGACATTGCGAAGAAGTCGGTGAAGAAACCATCGGTACTAGCGTTCAGCGACGGATGCGAAATTGAGCGAATGAAGCTGTTATTTACACTAACCCCTCCACTTCCAAAGGTCCGGGTGTCCTCGGTGCGGATGAGTTCGTCCCCAACAGCGACGCCGGCCGCAACCGGATCAGCCGAGAGCCCACCGAACACGAGTTCCTGAGTTCCGGCATCGTAAGTCAGGGACGAGTATGTGTAGGAGCTTCCGTCCGCATAGATGCTGCCCGTCTGTGCAAAGCGATGCGACTTGAACCACTTCACACGAATTGTCGTCGTTGTAACGGCAGAAATACGTACCCTGTCCGGCCCACGCACTGCAAAGCCGCAATGACCTTCGATAAGGCATTCGCTGATGAAGAAGCGGTCGGTTTGCGGATGATAGTCGGGAGCGTCCCCTGTGACGTCATCTGTCACAAGCAATACCGCCGCGTCTCGGAACGCCCACGTGATAACAGACTTCTTCAGGCTACCGAAGAATGCATTTTCCCCCAAGAAACCGATGTCGCACTGATTGCCGAAATCGGTGTCGGCGGTATCGGAAACGAAGTTGCCGTTTGCCCGTGTTGTACGAATGCTCACGCCTTCCACGCTTGCACCACGAGACCCTTTGACCGCGATCGACAACAGGCGCTGCGTTGCGCGCGTTGCGCCAGAAGCGTCCTGGTTGGTGAAGTCCATAATCCGGTAATTGGCAAGGCGACCGGCGCTGCTTGCTGTGTAGCTCTCGGCTGCACTCGGGTTTGCAAGGACGCCGCCGGAAAGCTCGCACTGCGTGATCATAGAGTTGATTACATGGCGCCGCGGGAGATTGCGCGGAACGATGCATGCGCGAGTGTTGAGCCGGAAATAATCCGTGTCTCCGACCGGCATGCTTTGCGCGCCGAATTGGTAGACCAAGCTCCGATATGGTCCCAGTTCGACAGTATCTGCTGTGCGATAGTAACCACCCGCAAGGAACACGCGCGGCAGCAGCGCGAGTGCAGCATTGATTGCGTCGTCGTTGTCGGTGCCACTGCCATCCGTTTCGTCGTAATCTGCTACCGCGCCGAACCATTCAGCATAGCCGCCCTGTACCGCCCACAAGCCCTGCCTCACCCAAGCGCCGGCCGTCGTCGCGACAGCATCTGCCTTGATGTAAATGCCTTCACGCGGATCTGCGGCGATCAGGGCCGAGAAGTCACCAGTTCTCCAGACGAATTGGCCCTCCCTCCCTGCTTCACGCAGATAGGCTGCTGTGTGCGTCGCAGTGTTGATAGCTTTAAGTGCAGCACGCGTGGCCGGGAACTGGTTTGGAACCGCGGACATCGCCGCATCTCTGGCTGCCTCGCATGCCGCCAGAACGGCCGAACTCGCCTGATCGCTCACCAACCGGAACGTCGAGCCGCTCACAATGCCCATAACGATCATGCCGGCCGTCAGGCCGCCCACGGCGACATCGTTGCCGCTGTTCGTCTTGATCGTCAGCGCAGCGCCGCCGTTGAAGGCGACGGTTACGGGGCTACCCGTGTTCGTCTCGGCGACTTCCATCCAAACCAGCGCAGATCCAGAAATCGGAATGGCGGTGGTCGCTTGAATTGCGACAGGTGTGCCGGCGCCGGCATCGTTCGCCACGATGAACGAAAATGGTAGATCGCTGCGCCGCGTCCACGAACCCGTTCCGGACGCGCCAACCTTTCCGTAGACACCATTGTTCGCCGCGACTGGGTCTCCGATGACCCAAGCCATGGTTTTTTCGGCATGCGCAAGATCTGCTTCCATCGCCGCCTTGCTGGAATAGACCAGGCCGCCGTTCGATGTGAATGCTGTAATTATCCCTTCAATCCAGGTGCCCCATTCCCGGATCTGAGCTTTGTCCGGCTCGTACGGATCAGAGGAAGGACCGTCAGCCCAGATATTTGCGGCGAGTTCGACCATGATGTTTCCCATGCGAAAGCGCCCCGGCGACGCGCCAGGGCTTAAGAGGAGATGAAAGAGAGCGTCAGGAGACGATGAAGGAGCCGGTAGCTATGGGAGAACCCTCGACGCCGGAGCGGTTGATAGAGACAATCCAGCCGTAATAGGTGCCTGCGGCGAACGACCGGACAGTCGAGTCTGCGCTGCTGGGAGCCCCGTATTCGGGTGGCCCGAAATAACTTGCCGTGCCGAAGTCATCGACCGTGTTCCAATAGACCTTAGCGCCGGCGTAATTGCTGCTATTCGGCGCGGTCCAGTAGTAGGTTGCCTGACCTAAGCCGCCCGTCGCGCTTGGTGAAACTACGGCGCCAGGAGGCGTCGGATCAGCAGTGGAGGTGACGGTCTCGGTGACCGACCAGGTGGAATACCGCCGGTTGGACGCGATGAAGGCCACTTGAATATCAAGAACCTTGTCTGCCGGAACATTGCCCGTCGACAGGTCAATGTACCCGCCGGAAGGCTCTGCGCTTGGGTTCTGTTGCTCCACCCAGGCACCCGGTGTCCCGAGGCCATCCGCATCGGCAACCCTGTAGCGAACGACCGGCGTGAAGCTGCCATCCTCCGGGTCGATAATGACGACGCGGATATAGACGCTGCCGCCGTTTGCCTTCGCCTGAATGAGATTGATGACCGGAGTGGGGATGTTGGAAGCGTTCACCGCCGGCGGTACCGGCGGCTGCTGCCCCTCCTCCGTTGCCGGGTTCCAGTCGTCAATCCCCTCGGGATGCTCGATGAAGTCCATCGTGAAGCCGCCCTTTGTGAGGGCCACGATGGAGCGGCGGTTCTCAACCAGCTTCCCGTCAAGCTTCGGCAGCCGCTTGGGCGTTTCCAGCCTGACCCACCGCGCATAGACTGCGTTGATCCCTGAAAGCCGAACATCGAGGCTGCCCTTGACCTCCTGGCGCTGGCGCAGCCAATCACGCTTGCCGAGACGTCGTGCTTGCCGCCACTGGTGGCACCATTCGTAACTGCCCTCCATCGTAAGGACGCGACCGGCTGCGATCTGAGCGGCCGTGTCCTCGAAGAAGTCCGTGTCGCAGCTCGTGTAGTTGGTCGCCGGATAGGTGAATTTCGGCACGAGGCGGTTGCACTCATCCTCGAAGAGAACACCGTACTGGACGTTGTGGCCGACAATGTCGGCGTCTGTCAGCGTGGCTGTCCTGCTCTCGCGAAACTTGCCGACCGTGAGGATGCGGGCGCCGTCCCCACGGGCGACCAGGTGGCCATCGCACGTTGCCAAGATCGCGTTCAGGCCGGATTTCGGACCGTTCTCGGTCGTATCCCAGCCGTTGCACTGGTAGCGCTTTTCCGTGCCTCCGCCGGCGAGAGGGACATCCTCGTCACAGATTTCGGCTTCCTCTTTCCAGAGATCGATAACCGGCAGGAGCGCCTTCTGATAATCGAGGCCGAATCCGAACTCACTGAAGCAGAGGTGCCAGGCGCAGATGACAGCAGAGTTGCGGTTCCAAGTCCAAGTGCTTGGATCAGCCGGATCCTGCGCCGGGTCGCGGAAATCCCAGCAGTAGGCGCCATCGATCTCAACCGATGGCGAAGGCGCGCCGTACGGAAAAGCCGTCTGCTGATCCTGCGCGTCTGCATTATGCGCCCGCATTGCGAGCGAGGCCTGTCCGTCTCCGCGATGATCGTTGGTCCAGATGCCGTCCGCGCCGAGTGCGGAGACGAGCTCGGCATAGGGCGTTTCAGGGTTCGCGCCGAGGCGTGTGTACAGCCTGACGTTCGCGGAACCCGCGCCGTACCGGCCACCCGTCGTTAAAGGCGTGACGACATTATCGACGACCGTCACCTCATCATCGTTCAGGTAGAACCGGTTGAACGACTTGATCCGATGGCCGGCAATTGCCTGCACCGAATAGAGTTTCGAGCCCTTCGCCTCCCACATCATGCGGGCGCCGGCAACGCGGGTGCGGCCGACGGCATAGACGCGGAAGGGGATCGCTTGGTTGAGCGGTGCCCTTCCGTCTTCCGGCTTCGGTGGCTTCGGTGCTTGCGCCAGAAGCGCCTGCAGGCCGATCGAGATGGCCGTCGTTGCGATCGCCGACGCGATCGAGGCGTAAGAGATGGACGCGACGCCAATGTTGAACGCACCAGTGCCGAGAACCGCGGTGAAGATCGGCGTGAAGATCGGATCGAACAGAACTTCGCTGTAAAGCGACGTCGTGCAGCCAAGCCCATAGCGCTGCAGCATCATGCGGTGATGGAAACTCATGCGTCTCGATCTCCATCCGGCGCGCGCCAGGCAGCAACGTGATCAAGTTTCTTGGCGATGACACCGGACGGCGCCAGCAGAGCCCAGAGAGGGCCGAACCGGATGGCGCAGACTTCCTTGACCCCAACCATGCCAGCAGGAGCGAGCACAACCCCGACATCACCGTCTTGCAGATCTACGGTGTGTACAAAGCCGAGCGGCTCAAGTGCGTCCGCAGCGAAGGTTACAAGGCCGCCTGCCCGCGCGAGAATGTCGTGAGCGCCCTCGGCCGTGCTGTAGGTGCCGCGGTAAGCCTCAGCAGGATCGACACCGATGCTTTCACGCAGCCAGGTCCCGCAGAAGGTCGTGCAGTCATCGCCAGCAACCCCGCCCCACCGGAACTGGTGTGGCAGGGCAAGAAATTCTTGCAAGGTCATGGCAGTCCTTAGAAATTCGGCCAGACTGGCTGGACGCCCCTAGCGAGCCGGCTGACGCCGTCGCAGAACTTGTCGGTCGGCGAGATCGCCTTCTGATGAGGAGATGACCAGACCGAGCGAGCGCCACGGGACCTGGTCGCCTCCCCGGTGACAACGGCAAGCGAAAGCGTGATGCTCGGGCTATCTCCCTCCTCAACTGGCGGGCTAACCTCTCCGGTATGTGACGCGTTACCGGTCCAGATCGGAATGATGCTGCTCATCGGTTGGAAATACCGATCGAGCGTCGTCAGCCCCATCTGAACGGCGGCGCCGCGCACAGGCGGCAGACTGTCGAGCATCTTCGCCGAGGTCGTAGGATCGAGACCTGAGAGGGTGAACTCGACACTGTCCGCGGTACCGTTGACCAGCACCTCGAGCGTCGGCACCCCGATTAGACGGCCGCCGCCGAGATAGACTGTTCCTGTCGGGTCGATGCTGTCGAAATTGGCCGGGATATCGTTGATCCCGAACCAGAGATGCAAAGCAGGATCGGTGTCGACCCTGAGGAAGATCCCGAGCTGATGGCTGCCGCGCATCTCCTCGACGATGTTCGATGGGATGAATTCCATCAGAACGCCTCCGTGAACTGAAGCGTCGGCCGCGAGTGATACCAGCCCTCATAATCCCAAGGCAGGGTGAAGCCGCGCGGAAACTTCATGACGCACATCGGCCGCGCCAGCTCGACGCGAGTTCCGGCCGTCACCGCCTCCCGTAGCGGAGGAGCGATAGCAAGCGTGTAGACCGGGTTCGTCTCATCAGTCTTTGAGATGACCTGCCAGTACCGATAGGCTCGCCATCCCTTGGTCGGATGATAGATCGAGAACCAATCCGACCAGCGCAGCGGCCGTGCGGCCCCGTAGACGCGCATTTTCAGGATGCCGGCGCCGAGCGCCGCCGCTTCTGTCACTTCGCCGTAGACGGTCGCCTGGCTGTAGCCTGAGCCATCCGAAAAGAACGAACCGTCTGAATGAGGAATACCCTTGATGATCGGGCGCTTCTTGCCATTGATGAAGGGAAACGGTCCGATCCCGTCATTGATGATTGGCACGTTGAAGAAGCGATATCCACCGTTCCCGCGCGCCCCAAGCCAGTTGATGACCTCGTGCCGCTCCGTGTCTTCGGCCTGTAGCACGCACCGCTCATAGACCGCAGTGACGATACCGCCGCCGCTGGTCTCGATGCTGATCGACTCCCCGACGCCATTGACGCCTCCGTCGATCGCCGACCCGGGATTGTCGAAACTCGCGCGGGTCGGCCGTAGATACATGATCGGCACAGTCGGCTGGTTGATGTAAACTGCCATCGATCAGCCTTTCTGAGCCACAAACCGCTTCTGCGTTTCCCCGAACCCAACACGCCGCTGCTGCTCGTTATACTGAGACAGAGCCTGCCCAACTCCCTGCCGCACAAGGGCTCGGACGTGCTCATCGCCGTTGGCACCGATCACGTTCACGTTGAGGTTCGCCGGAGCGTTGGAACGCTGATTGTTGTTGTCGTTCAAGGTTTGCATGAGCTTGTGATTGCTCATGACGCCCGATCCCTGCGGCAGGTTGACAAGCTCCGGACCGCGCTCTCCGACGACAGCCAACCCGCCCGGGGCGTTATTGGTGCCGTTGGCATAGAGGCCAATGCCCCCGAGCGACCATGCATTTGCGAACTGTGCCGAACCAGAGAAAAGGCCCATGCCGTACTTGGTGAGACTGCTGAGGATGCCGGAGCCGCCGCCGTTGGCCATGAGAGCCTGCGGAATGCTGGCCAGCGTCTGACCGAGGCCACCGGCACCCTGCCCGAGCGCATTAAGGCCCGTGGCGGTTTTCTTGGATGCTTCTCCTAGCTTGGTGACCGCATCAACCGCACTGTCGCCTCCGGAAGAGGTCCCGATGCCCTCGAAGTTGCCGATGCCAGCCTTCTTGGCGCCATACCATGCCCCCCAGCCGCTCTTCCTGGCCTCGTCCAGTGCAAAATCAATCCCGGCCGGGCCAACCGACGCGTCGGCCGGATCAAGTCCCGTCCGGGCCATGAACTTGTTGCCGAGACCGCCGCCCTTGTAGAGCTGGAATGGCCCGAACGACGGTTCGCGCACTCCATTCTTGACGTAGTTCGACTGGAGGTTCCAACTATTGAGACCGCCTTCAGACTTGGCTACTCGCAGCGCGATGTCGGGATCTATTCCCCGAGCAGCGGCCGCCTTTGCAATGTAGCTTGCGATCTCGGTCGTCGGAGGCAGCGCGCCTCGGGTGACGGCACCAACCGGAGCGGCAAAGGTCTTGTTATCGTTTGCGCCAAGAAATGACCCGAACGTTGTGGTCGCGTTGAACCCAGCAGACACGGCGCCGTCAACCGCCTTGGAACCGCCCGTCAGCCAGCTCGCTGCAGCGGTACCGAGTTGATCGAAGATGGCGCTCCAAGCCTTCTCGCCGGCCTTCTGCGCCACGATCAAAGCCGACTTGACGATTGCATCGCCGATCTTGCCGCCGTTCGCCCATGCCTCCTGGTGAATGCCGTCGAAGAAGCCCTTGAAGGCATCCTTCGCTTCATCACGGCGCAGGCCTTGCCGAACTGCGTTGGCCTCAGGAGAATTCAGGTCCTCATTGAAGCCGTAGCGGGTGAGCGTGGTGGCTACCTGCCGATCGATGGCGCTGCGTTCCGCCTGACGCTCCTGAAAAGAGATGTCGAGCCAGAAGTCCGCCTTTGCCTCGGCTGCTTGCCGGTATGCCTTGGTGACGTCGTCGACCTTCTCCTTCTGCGTTTCGAGCACGAAGAAATTCGGCTTCTGCCCCGGAACGGGAACGCCCGTCAGCCGACCATCGGAGTTGAGGATGGTCGCGGCGTCCGGATCACCGCTCAGTTCGATATTCGGGCGGCTGGTCGGAACACCGGGATTGCGCGGCATGAAGTCCGCGGTGCGCATCGTCCTGCCGTTTTCCGTGAAGAACGATCCGGAGATGATGTCCTGAACGTTATCGGCGCCGGCGATGTCCGCAATCCAAGCAGCGCGCGCTTCGCGTGAAGCCTGGATGCTGTCTCGGATCGACTTGGTAATGAGGTCGAAGGCGTCCCGGAGACCGAGAACAGACTTGATGCCATAGCGGTCCACCGCTTCAGAAAGGAAGCGCTGAGCGTTGTTGATGTCCGCTATCGATGCGGTACCCTCGTCGAGGCGCTCGCGCAGGTCACCGAAGGCTTGCGAGAAATCACGGATGAATGCGGGATCAGCGTCGATGCTGCGGAGGCCGCGAACCGCCTCGGAGAACTGCCGGTTGACACCTTGCAACTCCTCGCCGAGGCCCTCCAGCTCCCGACCGGCCAAAATCTCTCCGGCTTCCCGGCCCTGAGTGATCTTGTCGGCGCGGTCGAGTTCGTCGACGTAGGCCTTCAACTGCGGCGCAGCGTCCCCCCAGAGGGCGGCCGCGCGGCGGACTAGGTCGTTCTGCTCTTCGAAGAGCTTGCTCGTCTTGTCGGTCCCGCTCTCTGCCGTCATGAAGTACTGGACGAGCGCGGCGGTACCGGCGGTCAAACCGATAGTTACTAGCGAAACTGGGCTGATGAGCGACGCGAAGGCCGAGGCGAGACCAGAGACCGGCCGCTCCATCGACCCGAGAACGGAAGCAAGCTGCGTGCCCTGCTGCAGGCCGATCATGAGCGGGTTCATGCCCATGGCCGCCGTTACGGCGATGTCCTGGAACTGGAATGCAGCATTGGCCGAGTTGAAGCCCTGCCCGCCCGGTCGGTTCGTGTTTGCAGCCTTCACGGCGGCGCCGGCGGCCGTCGCCGACGTCTTCAGCCGCTCATAAGCCTGCCGCTCACGATCGAGAGCCTGCGTCATCTCCTGCGCTGTGATGGCGCCGAGTTTATGGGCTCGTTGGATTTCGCCAATCGACGCCTCGTAGTCGCGCGTGGCTTTCGCCAAGGGCTGATACTTCAGCGTGAGCCGCTCGACTTCCATCCGGAAGGCGCGCACATGCTCGTCCTGCGCTCCGAACGAGCGGCCAAGATCGTCAATCGGTTGCTTTAGCTTCCCAGCGCCCTGCCCCGCCTTCCCAAGCGCGCCGCCGAGCTGCTCGACCTCGTTCTCGAGCTTCCCAACAGCCTGTTGAGTGCGGCCAGCGGCTGCCGTCAGATGATCGAGGTCAGCCGCGCCCTTGACTGCCGGCGAACTGTCGATCTTGAAACCAAGGGTCGCTTCGGACATCGGCTATCACTTCTTGCTGGGGAAAAGCGCGTCGAAGAGGCGCGCCGTAAGCGGGCGCTCTGACACTTTCGGCTTTTCTGCCTCGAGCTCATCCTTCGGCGCCATGATTTCGCGGCGTTTCAGGTCCATCGCTAGAATGGCATCGAGCTGCCACTGCTTGAGGACGAGGCCGCGAAGCCTCGCCCATTCTCCAATTGCCTGAAACCCAAGGGCGTTGGGCCCGTAGCCGTTCCCTGTGCGCTGGCTGTCCAGCTCGCGGAACCACCACCAAACCTGCTGGCCGGCGGCGGGGATAGCGAGCTTCTTACCTTCGTGCTGATCGACGATAAGCTTGCAGAGCCGATCGATCAGCCTTTGGTAAAAGAGCCGCGGCGAACCGCGCGAACCTCTACCTGCTCACGGATGATCCGGAACTTGGTGTAGAGGTTTCGGACATTCTCCTCCGAGAAGGGCACAACACTGCCCGCGATCTTCGGATTAGGTGACCAGCTCATCGTTGCCTTTGCGAGGATGGCGACCATGCGGGCATCGCTGTCATCTTCCCGCGCTTCTCCGAGGCTTTCGCGATCGGCCGCAGTCTTTGCGAATTCGGCGGCAACATCGCGCACCGCCTTCTGCATCCGGTCACTATCGGGGCCGACGACGCGGATCTTGAGGCCGATCGGCTTCGCCTGCTCGTTCATAATATCGATCTCGATACCTTCCTCCTGGGATTGGACGAGGGCTTCGAGGCTGGAAAGGTCGACAAACTCTTCAGCCATTACGCACCACCACAGGAGCAACCGTCAGAACGGCGCTGTTGATTTCGACGTTGCCCTGCAGCAGACGAGCGGTGTTTGCACCGCCGCCGTTCTCCTGGGCTGTCATGACAATCCCGTAGAAATACTTGATGGTGCCGGTCGGTACGGTCGTGGCGGTATGTGTGCCGGACTGAGTGCCGGTCGTGGCGATCGCTGCACCGCCGGGCGTCGCGGCGACCTGGAAGTCGTTCGTGGACGGGTTGACGACATAATACGTGATGCCGGCTGTAAGCCCGGTCGGCAGTGCGCCAGTCGTCGAGAACTTGACGGGGGTGCCGGCGGCAAGGCCATGAGCGGCCCACGAGATGACACCGGGAGACGCGATCGTCATTGTCACAGCCGACGTCTTTGCCGGCGGCGCGTCGTCGAAGGCGAGCTTGAAGGGATAGTTGTAGTCGGTCGCCTCGGCCGCGATCAACGCAATCTGGCCGGCGTCGTTCGGCAGGATGATGAAGTTGTTCTGCATCGAGCCCGCGTTGCGCGTGCCCTTCGCCTTCAGGTCGCGACCCGAGGAGATGATGGATTCGGTTATCAGTGCGGCGGCATCGCCGATGGCGCCCATCGTCTGCCAACCCTTGATCTCGGTGAAGGTGACCGAGGTGAAGAGAGATTCGATGATGTCGGCATCATCCGGGACGTCATTGACGGCCGCGCCGATATAGATTTTCGCACCGGCGACCGGGTAAAGCTGAGCCATAGCTCATTCCTTTCTGTCTGATTGCGCTTGCCGAAGGCGCAGGAACGGCAGGCCAATCAGGCCGGAACTTGCGGGTAACAACGCCAGCGCGTGGTCACCGGAATGTTGTGGTGGGTTTCCCCTGTCATGAGGACGCCGATTTCCGGATCCTCGCCGATGCGAACCTGTGTGTCCGTCCGGAACAGCTTTGTGCCGCGGCGGAAGTGCTCGCGAAGCTGACCCGCGAGATTGTACCCGTCAACGATCGCTGAACCTTTCGGCCACATGACGTTGGTGCGGACAAAGCCTTGCCGGATCGGGTCCATGACAAGCGACAGGTCGGTCTCGATCGCGCGATTGAAGTGGACCTCGACCGAAACGAACTTGCTCTGTGCTGTCGGCGCGAAAGGCACCCCGGGCAGGACGATGGTCACACCGGCCGGCGGGACAAACGCCTGGGCGCGAAGCACCAGCGCCTGATAGATTTTCATTTCCACCGTATCAGCCATCTGTTACCTCTAGGCCCATGGCCGACAAAGCACTCAGCGATACCGAGGTGTATGACCTCTTGCACGAAGCGCTGTCGCTGCTTCTCAATAAGACGGTTGAGACCGAGAACGGCCGGCAGGTGCTTTCCGCCGCGATCCGCGACTTAGACATCCTGCAGCGAGCGCTGCTCATCATGTCCGAGGGCTCGAACCCGCTTCAAAGCGACCGCGAACCTTCGCCTCAGCTTCCTTGACCGTCTGCGGCCAGGTCTGAGCCTCAGCATCGACAAAGCCGAATCCCTGCTGATTGTAGACGCGGCCCAGACTGTCCTGTCCGACGAAGCCGTAATTCATGCGCGGACCATAGGCCGCCTGAAATCCGAGATAGAGCGTCTCGCCAACATAGAGGTTGGAGATGATGAGCTCGATCTCTCCACTCTGATCCGGATATTCCCTCTCGCCCTCGTCAACGCGCGGCATTGTCGAAGTCGATGCCATCAGCGAGTTCTTCAGGTTGCCGGTATCGACCGGGATGCGTCCACCCTCCGCAACCGATGTCCGAACGTTGTTCGCGACCATCTGTGCCGCCGTGCGCAGGACGGCCGCCTCGCGCTCCTTCTCCGCATGCACCCACTCCGAGACCTGTGCGGCGAAGCTCAGATTGTTCTCAGCCATTATCGGCCTCGCGATCTCGCGTATTCCTCGGCAAAGTCGAAGTTATATTCGACGTGGCAGCGGCAACCGATGATCTCGGCAGCTCCGGCGCCTAGGCTGGTATCGCCCGGGAAGCGCATCATAGCGCCCGATGGCGGCTGAAACGGCAGGTCCATGCCTGTCACCTCTTCGGCATTCAGGACCTGGTGCGTGTGGCGGACACGGCCGTCGCCGACCGAACGCCAACGGCGGGTGACAAGGCTTGCATCACGGCCGGCGCGGTCCAGTCCCTGCTGATAGGCTTCATGCTTCGCGGCGTGGACAGACGATTGCGTTTCTGTCCGGGCGATGGTCTGGGCGCGGAGCTGAACATAGCGGTCCGCCAGACGGCCGGTGATCTTCTGCACGGCGTCGACCGGAAGCGGCTTGCCCTCGCGTATCGCCTTGGCGACCTGACGATCGAAGCGCTTATCCCGGCGCGTGAGTGTCAGGTAGTGCTTCATGCCCTCCACGTCGCCCGAGAGGAGCGCCGTGCGCGCGTTCTCGACCGTGCGGGCAAGCTGCGACGTCATTCCAAGCAAACCGCCCTCACGGCGACCGGTGACCCGGTTCACGCGGCCGGCGATATCGAGCGCAATGGTGTTCGGCCCCTGCCCCTTGGCATAGCCTGCCTCAATGCGCTCACGGGCCATCTGCTTCGTGTCTTCGGTGACGTGCGTGATCATCGTCGACGAGGCTTCGCGAATGATCTGCTCGGCACGCTGGTTCTGGACGTCCCACCTGAAGACGACACGGCCGCCAGCGGGGTCCGACAGGCGCGGCATGTTCTTGGAGACCAAGAGGCCACCGGAGTTAAATGCGGTCCGGATTGCCTCGGAGAGCGGCCGGAAGGCTGCCGGGTCGATGTGAAGCGCCGCAATGGCGCCTTCCACGTCTCGGCGTTCAAGCCGCTCGACGACCTCCTTCAAGACGATCTCGGATTTGATGTCCTCGATCGCCTCTCGGAAGGCCTTCTCCATTGCAGGGGAAAGCTCCTCGATGAGGGCGTCGAGCTGCTGGCGGAGGGATGCCATTACTTAGCTGCGGCAGCCTTCTCGCCCTTCAAGGCGGGCTTCTCTGCCGGCATTTCCTCGGCCAGGCCGATGCCGATCAGAGCCCGCGCCTCGGTCTCCGGCATGTCAGCCGTATCGCCGACGCCGCGGCCCTTGTAGTTCTTTACGAAGCGGATTTTCACGATGCGATCCTTCCTTGGACGATGAAGACGACCGGCGTGACGCCGTCGTATTTGTTCGGGTCGCCGGCAACGATGGCGTAATCGGCGCCATTGGCCGTGACGACGTCGCCGACTGTCGGCTCGACCGCCAGCCCGACAGCCGAGATGTAAATTTGCATGTCGCCGGTCTGGATGACCGTGCCGTCGATGTAGCGGGCTTCGTAGGCCATCGGGACCAGCGTGGCCGGGTAAGGCGTAGGGACAGGATCGCCACCATAGACCGGGTCCGGCGCCTCAAGTCGGGTGACGACACCCGCCTGCCCGAACTCCTCAATGAGCTCGTGCGCGGTCGCCTGCATGTCGGCATAGTCGAACGTAGCCATCAGCAGCCAACCGAGAGAATACCGAGGCAGACAAGGCTGTCGTCGCGCAGGAAAGGCGCCGACATGCCGTCTACGACTGAAATGATAGGGGTGAGATCGGCTCCGGTCTCGCTCTCGCTTGACGTGTTCTGATACTCGACCTCGAGCTGGCCTACCTTCTTCCGTTTCACGCGGGTGGCGCCGGAGCCGACGGCCGAAAGGCTGCCGGGCTTCGTCGCTTCCTGGTAGGCAGCATAGAAAGATGCGTGAATGACGGCTGTCGGTACCACATCGGACGGGATCAGCTTGCCGCTGACGATCGCGCCCTCGCGTGGCCAGCAACGCTCCTGCAACGCGTCTGCAACGCTGCCGACGAAACGGGAGCCGTACACCGCGTCGATGTACTGGCTCCCGCGATTGCGGAGGACGGCAGGCGACGGCGCGCCAGATGGCAGCGTGTAGCCGTTCTCTGTCAGCCACGTCTGAAACGTGGCATCGTCACCGTAGCCTGCCATGGATTACGCCTCTGCCTTGTGCAGTTCGACGAAGGCGGCCTTGTCCTCATCGGACATGTCGGCGAAGCCTTCCAGGTCGTCCTTGCGGAGCGACTTGGTGACCGGCACGCCGTCCTTGCTGATGAAGAACCACCCCACGCCCTTCTGGTTGACGGCATAGCCTTCACCAGTCACCGCGTCCTTGCCCTCGCCACCGGACGAAATCACCTCATACCGGCCGGCCCATGCCTTCGGCTCTTTCGTCAGGGTCAGTTCGGTACCGACCGCAATCTCTTTGCCGGTGCTGGCATAGATGCCCGGCTGCGTGATCTTCACACGTACGCTCATCGGCGTATCTCCTTGGTTTCAGAAAAGGGAAAGCCCCGCCCAAAGGCGAGGCCCAACCTTAGTCGATGTCGGTGGAGTAGAAGACGCCGGTCTTGCCGTTGTAGTCGGCCCGGATCTCGATGCCCATCGCGCCCATGACCAGGAACTGGTAGTTGTCGGTCGGGTTCTGGCGGGTCATCGCCGTCGTGTTGACGGCCATGCCGACGAGCGGGCGGATGAATTCGGAGCTCGGCACGAAGCCGAAGAATTCATTCCCGGACAGCTCATAGGTCACCGCGATCTTGTTGATGCGGCGGTTCGTCAGCAGGTACTGCAACAGCGTGCCGCCCTTGAAGCCGGCGGAGCCGGAATAGGAGCGGTCCAGGTTGCGGCCGATCTCGGGCGAGACGTAGACGTTGACCTTGCCCGTGATCAGGTTGTCATCGAGCATGGCGCCGAGGGTCTGGCTGAAGAACGTGTCGATTGCGTCCGAGGTCGTCGCCGGCGACGTCAGGTCGATATTCGCACCTCCGGCAGCAGCGCCGAGATTGATCGCCTTTGCCAACGGCGACGTGCGAATGCCATAAGCGGTATAGCCGCCGACCTTGATGCTGGCGTCGCCATCGAGAGCATAGAGCGCCATGTCGCGACGGATCTTGGCGGTATGCGCCTCCTGATCGTCGGACAGTGCGTCGAAGTTCTCCGACTGCAGCGTGTTCCATTCCCGCCATTCACGGCCGTAAGCCGTGGAGAAGATCGGGACCGGAGAGCCGCGGTAGTCGTAGACGACCTTATCCATCGGCACGGGCACCTGGCCGGACATCGAGCGGACCACCGAGCCGGCATCCGAAGAAACGCGGTTGAGGTGGACGAGCTTGCCGATGTTGACCGCCTTGGCGAGCGGCATCAGGTCGGCCATGTAGACCTGACCTTCGTCCGAGCGCATGACGCGACGGGTGATCCCGTCGAGGTCGAGCCACGCATCGCGCGGCAGGATGGCGGCCGCGTTCTGAACGGTCGCCAGCGCGGTTTCCGTCTGGTGGAACCATTCGCGGTTCGCCTGTACCTCGTCCCACCAACCCGCATGGATTCGGGAGTTGGCGACGAGCTGGGAGGAGAAGTAGCGCATTGTTCGATCGCTCCTTAAGCGGCTGCCAGATGGCCCTTGGCCGCGCGCACGCGAACAAGCTGATCCGATCCGGTGGTGTTGTTGTAAGCCTCTTCCGCGATCGCGATGACGCGGTTGCCGGCGGCGACGGGCACAAAGCGGCCGGTAGCGTTCGTCGTGAGGCGGGCGCCCTTGGCGATGTTGTTGCCGGTCGGAACGCGGACGTTGAAGAACTGCTCGTCCAGCATTTCCATGCCGATCATGGTATCGCCGGAGGCCCAGGCTTCGTCGACACCCTTCATCTGCAGGTAGTTATCCTGCGCGATGAAGACCTTCTCGACGGTGGAAGCGCCGGCGATGGCGAAGTGGCCGCTGCCATTGAAGACGACGGCGAGGCCCGGGAGGGTGGCGGCCGCCGCGAGCGCTTCCTGCACCTGCGGCAGCCGTTCCGTTACCGGGCCGGCGAAGATCTTGTTATAGCGGGCCATGATTATTCACCCTCCGGCAGCTTGTAGGACGGCTTGTCGCCGGCGGGCTTGAAGGCGCCATTCAGCGCAGCAGCCTTTCCGGGTTCAGCCTTGGAAGCCAGCTCCTTGAGCGCGTTCAGCGTCAGTTCCTTGGCGGCGGATTCGCTCAGGACGTTCGCCTTCACGACCTTCACGACCAGTTCAGCCTTCTCGGCTTCTTCCTTGGTCTTCTGGTTGGCGACCATCTCATTCTGTGCGTCGACCAGCGGCTTGACCGCGTTGGCGACGGCGGCGCCGATCGTGTCACCGATCTTAGCCATGCTTTCCGAGAGGGTCTTGACCTCATCGGAAAGCGATTTGAACTGCTCGTCAGAGACAGGCATGTCGTCTTCCTTTCGATTGGTTGAGGGAACCCGCCCGGAGCCTACGGCTTCCATGATCGCGGCTTTCACTTTGTCCCAGATGCCGATGTTCTCACGGCGTCTGAGAGCCTCGACGAGGCGGGTGCCCGCCCAGTCGATCTCGCGGTCAGCTTCCTCTGTGAGGGAGGAGTTGATGACCTCGATTTCTTCCTGCTCGCCATTGGCGTTGACCAGCATGCCGACGCCCTGCTCGGGGGTGGCCGCGCCGCTCTCGTTCAAGAGGATGGCGTCGTGATCGAACTGGATGTTGCGAGCGATGTGCTTATGGTCCGAGGCGTTGGACACGGCCTCAAGGTTGGCGATCAGACCGGTGGAGGTGTGAACCGGCTCACCCTTCTCGATCGCGGCGAGGACTTCCTTGCCGCCTGGCGACCGGTTGGCGACCTCGACGTCGATAACCTTGTCGAGGAAGACGCGACCGTTCTCGCGGCGGACGTTCTCGTTCCATGCGCCGATGTAGCCGAGGTTGATCCCCTCGGGGTCCCGGGCCGAGACGAACTTGCCGTTGATGGTCGGATGGCCCAGCGGCGCGGGCGTCCGGTTCAGGCTGACATAGCTCTTTTCGATCTCGTCGGCGGGATACATGATCCCGTTCATGATGATGTTGTCGGGGAGCGTGGCGCTGGGGACGATGACGACGTCACGGCCGTTGCGCTTTTCCTTCCGGACAGCCTTCGTATTCGCGACGGAACGAACGTTCACGCGGACGTGCTTCATTCTACGGTGTCCTTTGGTTTGGTGCCGAGAGCATCGCGGGTTTCATCGTCCGTCGGCTCGTTTGCGAACTTGTCCGCATCCGATAACGGCTCGTAACCAACGACGGCGCGGATCTCCTCGTCGGTGAAGACGACGCCGGTGCCCATTTTCTGGTTGGTCTCGGCCATCTTGCTCGCGCGGTCGATCTTCTCCGACATCGAGCTTTCGGTCAGATCGGTCCAATAGAGAGACCAATCCTTCTCGGGCAGAATGCCGAACCGCTCCAAACGATTGACCAGCGACATGATGTTCGGGACCGTCTGGTTGGCCCGACGCGACATGTTCGTCTGCGCCCACTCGCTAGCGTCTTCCTGGCTGGCGCGCTCGCCGGTCTGCATCCCGACAAGGATCTTCACCGGCATGTTCATGGACGCTGCGAAATCCTGCAGGGCGATGGCATAGAAGTGCTCGGGCGAAGGCAAGGTGACGTTGAGCTGCTTGGCCTGCATGCCCATGATCATGAGGAGCTGGTCGAAGCCGGCGTTATATTCCGCCACCTGCTCGTTCATCTTGTCGGCAAGGTCTTCGACCGACACGCCCATGGCCTTAGCCATCATGTCGATCTTGGCTTCCTTATCGACCTCGAGCACCGGCGCGGACTTGGCGTTCTTCCAGAAGCCCTCGCCGCCGGCCCCGCGGACCTTCTCCATGTCGATGAGCGAGTTGTAACCAGGCTCCAGAGCCGACGAGCCGTGAAGAGTGCCATCCTTCGACCAGATGATGACGCGGTCTGGATGGATGACCAGGTTGCGAGGCTGCTTGATCGTGGTGTCTACAGCCGATTCGTTGAACTGGTACATCTTCGGCTGCCCGTAGGTTTCGGACGTCTCGTCCGTATCCCACTGCGAAACCTGCAACTGCCCTTCCCATGCCGGGATGATTTCGACGAGGCCATTGAGGCCGCCACTGACGCGATCGACGGGTTGGTCGAACCGTTTGCTGTCAGCAACCCGAAGGATGACGCCAGCATAGGCGCCGACCATCGACATGCGGTCGGCCTCGGCAAGGCGCGCCCAGAGGCGCAGATCGTCGAAGCGCTGGCGGATTTCCTTCTCCAGCGTCGTTTCGTCGTCTTCGCCAGACTGCGAGCCGTCCCGCTCCTTCTCGAGCAGAAACGGGTTCTCCTGCCACGTTTTCAGGACTGTCTTGTCGACGCCTGCAGCTGCCACACCGTTGCGGCAGTACATCCGGTAGAGCTCCGTGAAGCTCAACGTCTCCGGGTAGCCGAAATCCTTGTAGTGATCGTGCTTCACGTTCCCGCCCGAGAAAAAGGCAGGGAACATGCCGCTGAGGCGCCGCTGGGCGTAGTTCGCCAGGCTGACTACTGTGTTCATCGGTGCCTCTTGGTCAGGAACATGACGGCGGCGGGGGCGACGGCGATATTCACGTTGTCCGCTGCGATAACCGCATCAGCGAGGTTGTGAGATTTGATGCCCAAGTCCTTCTTGAGCTTGGCCTTCGGAACGACCCGCTTCTTGCCTTCGCTCTCGACCCACCAAGGAACGCAAAGCTCTGTGAAGAGCGCGTCCAACTTCTCCGCGCCCATTTGCGATGAGAAGGAGAGTACGTCCTCTGGCTTGATCGCCTGCCCTCTCGTCACTGCGTTGAACGTCAGCATCGCCCTGCGGGCTGTATTGGCCCAGGACTGCGCCTTCAGGTTCAGGTATTCGTCCTTGTTGAGCGGACTGTTGTCGTTCAGCGCATCGCTCGGCTTGTCCGGGTCCATGACCGCGCCGCCGGCGTGGAAAGCGTAGTGCTCGACTTTCGAGCCGTTCACCTCGTTCTGCTCGTCGATGTAGCCGCCGACAAAGGCGCCGACGCCGATCGTGTCATACGAGACGGTGGCGCCAGCATGCTTCGCCTTGGCCCACACCTTCTTGGCATTCTGGACCAGTTCATCTTTTCCGGATGACCAGTCTTCGGCGTCGACAAAGACGCCCTCGATCTTGTCCGCCGTCGCGCTCTTGTCCTCGCCGTCGTCGGCAGGGTCGAAGCCGATGATATTGCGGGTGGTAAGGCTGACCTTCAGAACCTTGTGAGCATCAACGCAGGCATCCAGCCAGCGGTGCTTAAAGATCGAAAGCTCGCTATCGCCCAAAGGCACGCCGCCATAGACGTGCTCGAATAGTTCGGGGTTCCGTTCCTGCATCGCTGCGATGTCGCGCAATGCCTTGGCCGACAGAAACGGGTTTTCGGTGTAATTGATCCTGCGCACGATGCAGTGCGGCGGGACGTTGACGACGAAGTTCTTCCAGACGTAGTCGGTGACGAACTTCGGGTTGAACAGCAGGATTGCCAGGCTGTCCTCTTTGCGGATGGTCGGCCCTATGACCGTCCATTGTTCCTCGGTGAGCTTCTCAGCTTCTTCCACCCAGAGGATGTCGACGTCGGACGTGCCCTTGATGTCCTCAAGGTTCCGCTCGATGCCGTAGAAGATGAACTCCGCGCCGGTCCTGCGATGAATGATCGTCGTCTTCTGGACGTCGAAGGCTTTGCTCAGACCTAGATGAGCGATCGCCCATTTCAGTTCGGTATAGACCGAATCCTGAATGCGGTTCTGGAAGCGACGGATGCAGAGAACCCGCATCTTGACGCCGACGTGGTCGACCAGGCGCACCAACTGGCACGCCGTGTCTCGTGTCTTTGAGCTCGATCGCCCGCCGTGGAGAACCGCTATGTCTGCCTGTCCAAGGAAGACCTGTTCCCAAAAGTCGTGAAGCGCAGGGTTGGTGAGATGGGTGGTGGCGTCTAGCTCTTTTCGCTGCGCAGCACTTCCCGCCATGTTCTTGTCTCGGTCTGTATCGGGGCGCCGTCAGGTCCGGAGTGCTCGTGTCGCTCGACGAACATGCCAAGGTGCTTCCCGATATCCACGAGCGCGCCCTTCTTGTCGTGGAACTTGATCTTGATGCCGCCCGTCGAATTCTGGCTGATCTCGGCAATTGCCGCGGCCGTGCCGTCGTCTATCTCGTCGCTGGGAATCAGCTGGACGTTGTTCGTGACGACGTTCTTGATAACGAGGACATCACCGCCATCCGGGTTATCCTCTTCGGTCACCAGCGTGCCTTGCCATTTGATCGCCTTGCGGATGTCGGCGAACCCGATCTTGGCTAGCTCTGCCAGGACACGCTCTTTCGTGATGGCCAGCTTGTCTATGGCCTTCTCGGTGGCCTTTCGCTCTACCGTCTGCTCCCATTCGAGAAGCTGGGCGACGCGTTGTCTGATGTTGTCTTTCTGCTGTAAGCGCGAAGCGTTCCCACGGTCAGGCTTGAAGCCTGCCTCCGCATATGCGTCATCTGCTGTCTTGCCTTTGGCGAGCGCCTGCGCGAACTTCTCGTGCCGCGCGTTCTTCAGTACGGGCATAGTTCAACCTTGGGGGAATTGAATGGATAAAATCACTCTTCGCATAATGCGCGAACGCTACAATGCTGAGATCCAACATGCGGAGCGGATGATCCACTTCATCGAGAAATCCCGCTTTGTGATAAAGGATGTCACGGACACCCGAAGCGACGAGGAGATCATGGAAGAGCAGAGGCAAATGCATCTTCGTCTCATCGACAACTACACGCGTTATCTCAGCAGGCTCGACGAGCGCCTCGCGTAGGGCGAGCAGGGCTGCGGACTTATGCTGAGGCCTTGGCCTCGCGCTCGAAGATCAGCACCCACCTGTAGGTGGTCTTGTAGACGGCCTGGAATAGCTGGTAGCCCTTGGCGCGCCACTCGTTGGCGACACGATCGAGGTCGTCTTCTTCGCCTTCCACTTCCACAAAGCGGTAGTGCATGGGGCTCTCCTGAAAGCGAAAGCCCCGCTACCTGTTACGGCGGCTGGGCGTATGATCACTCGGCCGGCGTGAAGTCGAGATAATACGACTTGCCCGGCTCGAACTGGATGGCAGCGTCTGGGTTGTCGACATTCATCCGAAGCTCTCCCCAGGGGGTAGCCTTCGTGAAGCGCCCGTCCTCGGACTGGATATCTTCGGAATAGACGGTGTGAAGGAACACGGTCGTGCCCTCCTTTCCGCTGCACATGAATTTCGCGCGTACGCGTGCCGTCATCGGCCTTCTCCTTGGTTGAGCCCGATACCGCCGGGCGCGGATCTGGTTGCGGCGACAGGATTCGAACCTGCGACCTCCAGCTTGTGAGGCTGGCGAGCTACCGGGCTGCTCTACGCCGACGAGACCTGTGAATTGGTCGAATAAGGGGCAGACGCTCTTGCGACTCAGAGTCGTTCGTCGTTCCCTGCTCTCAACTAGAAAACAGGAGAAAATGAATTGGAAAACTGGTCAAAGAAGACCGACGAGGAGGTTTTCGCTAACCCTCATGAACAGCCAGGATCTCAGGCATCGTACTGGCGAGATATCGAAATCCGCAGGCGACATTTCCTTCTCGCGAAAGAGGCGACAGATAACCAGATCGCGGCATCCGCCGCACAGATCAGCGCAGCAGACGCGACTGTGAAAACCGCGTATTGGACGAAGTGGTCTGCGATCGCAGTGGCGGTGACTGTCGTGATCACCGGAGCGAGCCTCGTGCTACAGGCGATTGAGCGCTGAAGGCGACCACCCTACCGCATAGACGGCGGTCGCAAGGTGGTCGCGCTTGCCCGGTCGGGGTCTATCTGCATATTCCAGCAGCACTACCGGGCAATCTGAATTGGAAAAGGGCGGTCTAAGCCGCCCTGAATTTGGATGCATTTTCCCATTGGGTAGGAGTTGGAAGGCTCCCGGCTGGGCCGTCGAGTATTCCCGTTGCGGTTGGCAAGGTCCGACTGCACACCCAAATCACGCGACTGAATATAAAGCCGTCGAGCTTGCCCTGCAAGCCTCCATCTCGCTGTCCATAGCCTTCAATTCGTTGAGAATCTTCAAAACCTGTTGACGACTTGCCGGCGATAGATCGTCAATTGCGGCTTCTGCCATCATCCGCAGCGGAATTTTCTTTCGTCTGCCTTTCGGGAAGATCAGACCAAGCCGCTTGTTGAGAGAATTGCGGCGGTGGTTTTGAGACAGGACCAGCCTCTCTGTGCGCTCGCGTTCCCACTGCTGCCGTTTCTGGAAATCGGCGAACATGAGGCTGCCGACGTCAGTGTCAGGGAAGACGATGGGTCCCCGATCAGCAGAAGGGCGGAGAAAGCACATGACGCCGTCGATGTTCCGAACGCGTTCGAAATCCCTCTGACTGATGTTGACGAAGGCATAGCCGACCAACAGCGGGAAGCGGCGCTCTAGCATTTTGTTCGTGCGCTGGTGCTGAGTGATGGCCCAGAATGACGGCATGTAAACATCGATCCCCCCGTTGCGGAGATTGCGTTCGAGGATGCTTTCACCCTTACGCCGATCGCGAGCCAGTTTCTCCTCCTCCGTTTCATCGTTCGCAGGCTCGAGAATAGTCGCCATCCGCTGATAGCCGGGGACGGCCCTGACCGCATACCAGGCCGTCGTCTGTCGGTTGCTGTTCGTCGCTACCATCGTCATTCATTCACCCTCGATATCTTCGGCAAGGACCTTGCATGGTGGTTTCGGCAGTAGCGGCCCGTCGTTTCCGCCGCACAGAACAGGTACGGGCCGCCGGTGTTCAGGGGCCAGCAGCATTCGCCGGCCGAGAGATGGTGAAAAAGCTTCGCGGATTGGAGCCGCTCAGCGTCGTAGGCGGTCGCCGGTATCTCCGGTTCCCGCCTCAGTTCCGGCTTGCGAGGTCGCGACGTCTTCGCTTGGCCGGGAGCGCGAGACTTCTTCCCAGCGTCACCGCGCCACGGGAAGAGACCTCGGTTGCGGAAGGCCAGTCCGACAATGACGTTTCGGCTGACGCCAAAGCGCTTGGCAATCTGGGAGGCTGACAAGTCTTCCTTCCAGAGCTTCGCCGCTGCTTCGATGTCGACAGTGCGGTGCTGGATGGTCATGCCGCGCGCTCCTCGTCGACCGGCTCGGCCGCTTGGATGTCGGCCTTGACCTTGCCGCGATAGGCCATCTGTTCGGCCGTGACCTGGCTGGCATCGGGAAGCGCCAGCATGCGGGCGAGCTCAGCGGCGCGCTCCGGCGACACCGGCGGGGGCTGAACGTTAAGCTTTGTCTGGATCCTGCTCCGGTTGATGCGGACGGCGATCGGCGACCAGACCTCGTCGATTGCCCAGAGATGGCGAGAACCGGCCGGCAGTTCCCACGATTTTGCGAGGTGGGCGAATTCCAAATGGTCGACACCTTCGGCCACCCTGACAAAGCCCTTTTCCGCCAACTCGATGGCGCGCTCACGCTGGGTAACGCGCAGGTCCATGAGGCCATGAGAGCTGGGCAGCGTTCGGCTGACCGAGTCCTCGATAGCTCTAAGCGTTTCCTGCTTGCGTATCCGGTCCTCCCGGATGAGACGGCATTCCGCATTGGCCATCGCCGCAAGCTCCGCCGGCAGGGGAATGAAAGCCTTGTTGATGTTCTCGTATTCGCCGCGCTTCAGCTTCACGTAGGCACGGCGCAGCCCATGGACCGGCACGTTGCGAAGCGAGAGGCGGTATTCTTCGACCGGGTTTGCAGCAGTGATCGTTTCGGAGATCCGCATGCCGCCGCTCATGAGGCCCTCGATGCACTGGCCGATTTCGTCGGCGCCGGCCGGGGCAAGCTGCTCAGTGAGAGCGGAAATCTCCTGCTGCAAGGTCGACAGTTTGGCCGGCAAATTGTTCATCTGGTTCACCGTAGAGTTCTCGTTTCAGCCTTGCGTGGATGTCGTGATGGCGTTGCATGGACGGGCTTTGCGGGCGTGGCGGCGCTTGGGCCTGCGGATGCTGACGCCCTCCTCCGCGGTCCTGGTCACGAGTGAGCCAGGAAACGACGAAGCGTTTCATGCCCTTGCTGGTCTTGCGGTTCTTGGGATTGGCATTGAGCCAAGAGCGCATCGCCGCGAGCTGCTGGCGAACGTTCACGGCGGGGAAAGCTTCGGACCACTCGGCGACATCCGCCTCGGAAATCAAAACCATGTCGCCATTGACGGTCGGAAGCTCGATCACCGTCGGTGAGCCCGGAGCGGATTTTTCCGGCTCCGGGCAAACATCCGAACGGAGTGAGGATGTATTGGTGTCTGGTGTACTGGTGTCTTTTGTGTTTCGTTTTTGTTTCGCTTCCGCACTTTCCGGTGTTTCAGAATGTGTTTCAGCGTTCTGGTATTTGCTGTAATTACAGACAGTTACGAGCGTCTTTCCTGTTTCAGAGCATGTTTCAATCATGTTCTGGCTTGAAAGCAGCTCAAGGAACTGGTGAACGCGTCGCGTCGAGGTCCATTTCCAAGCCGCCTGCATCTCGCGGATAGTCACGAAAAGGCTTCCTGCAGGAACAGGCATGACAGACGCACCTATGCGGTGCACGGTGTCTTTCCATGCCGCTTTGGAGATGAGCCACAACCAAGCCTCACGCTCGCTGAACGGCTCAGCGGCAAACACCTCGTGATCGAAGATGGAGGTCTGGACGCGTATCCACCTGCTCATCGCACCACCTCGACGCCGATACCGAAGACGGCGCGCATCAGCTTCTTCTTGATGACGAAATCCTTGGTAGCCACACCCTTGACGTCGACGACACGGTTTCGCTTCTGGATGGCGTCATAGAAGGCGAAATCCGCCTTGTAGGTGCAGACCAGCTGGCCATTGACCGTGAGCGCATACGGCTTCTGAAGCTCGACCTCGTAGACATGGCCAGCCCGCTCCAACTGCTTCAGCGACGAATAGAATTGCGCCTCGCGTTTGCTGTCGAACTTGATGCCGTCGACCGTCGTCTTCTTGTTGCGGTACTTCGAGGGCCGCTCGGGCTGATCTGCCTTCTGAATAGCGCGGAACTCGGCGGCCGACATGCGATCAGAAATCATCTCGCCCACTCCGACATGAAAGGCTCCTTGCCGGCGTAGGCGATCTTCTTGATCCGGCGCGCGTGAAGGCGCTCTGCGTAGCCGCAGTTCAATCGCGCATTGATCAGACGGTCGGCCTCATGCTCCTTGATGCCCAAGCCCTCGGCGATCGCCAGCGTGTCGGGTCCGAACTTGGCGTAGGCTTCCAGGAAGGTCATTCCGCCTCTCCCTGCTCTCGGCGCGCGGCAACATCGATTGACTTCTGATAGTCTTCGCGGATATCGCGCAGCATCTTGAGCTTGGCGCGCTGGATCGAGTTTCCGCCACTGCCGATTCGCGTGCGCAATCCGGCGATCTCGCTATCGAGGAAGGCGATCTTCTCTGTAGTCCTCGGGTGCATCGATTTAGACGCCCTTCTTCGCTGGAAGGACGTGTTCAGCCGCTTCGAACAATCGGCATGCTTTCGCGGAATGCGGAATGAGCCGATTGGCCTTGTTCAATATCGGGCGATTGCACCTTGCCTTTTTCAGCTCGCAGGGCGTTTTCCTGTGACGCTTGCCGAAGTAGCCAGGATCTGCCGGTATCTTCTTGATACCCTCCGCCAGCTTCCGGGACTTCCAGACGTGCCAGAATATGCACTCGCGGCAGTTTTTCCCATCTGGGCCAGTCCCAGCAATATGGGCTTGCCCCAGGTATGTTTCGGCGATAGGCCGGTGAACCTCTTTCGCCGTCAGGTTCTGCGAAAACAACAAGTGCTCAGCCATTATTGGTCCCCGTCCTTCAGTTCCGGTGCGATGTAATCGGCCCAATCAAGCCTACGGCCGGCTATCCGCCGCCACCTTCGTGCGAGCCAAAGCCTCGTCGACACGGGCAAGCTTCGCATCCAGTGCAGCCAGACGGGCACGGAGTTCTGATTGTTCACGCTTGCTCTCCTCGATGACTGCCAGTCGCAGTGCGTCCAATTCTTCGCCATCAATGCGGCGGGCCTTGCCTTCCTTGATCGAGCGGATACGCCGGAAGGTCAGTTCTTTCGTCACATGCTTGGAGATGAACTTGTGAGCTTGCCGATAAAGCTCCTTGACGCTCCCGTAGCGGATCTCGGGATACGCCTCCAAAAACAGTTGCTGGGCGCGTAATGTGTCGTTCATTACCTTGTCCTTATTCGACAACTTCTTGTCACGCTTCGACAACACCTTGTCTGCCTCCTGTGCGATCTTTCATCTCGTTGAAGGAGACGCTGATGCGTACAGGCATTACTTCCGACGGAGAGGACGGCGCCGCTGCAACGGCTGCCGGTCCCTCCCAGGTCATTCCCTTTCGCAGAGCCTGGGCGCCGCACCCTGCCTCTGTCACCGGTGACGGTCCCTCGTCGTCACCGGCAATTCCCCTTGGTGAGCTTGTGAACGCCGTTGTTTTGCGGCTCTCGAACAAGCGCATAAGGCTGAAAGTCTTGCGGGCCCCCGGCTTGGGAGGAGGAAAAGACGAAGGCCCGCGTTAGCCGGTGGAGGTGACCGGCTAGTTCGTGTTCAGAAACGACTTTCGCGAACGTCCGCCAGGATCAGAGTGGCCAATTCGTCATCAGTCATTTTCAGGAACTTGTTCTCAGCGATCAGGTCGCGGCGCTCAGCAACGAGCCGCCCAATCTTGTCGCAGGCCGCGTTGAAGATCTTCGCGCCGATGACCGCGGGGCCGATGGAAGCACCACACACAAGCAAGGTATTCATGATCATGCAGCCCTCTTCTGATCTGAACTTGGATTGGACGGAGCGGCGCGGCTCACCTGCAGTCGAGGCAGCTTCACATTGCCTTCAACTGTTCGCTGGGCTGCCGCGTCTTCGGAGGTGGTTGTCCGGAGGTACTCGCTCATGCGACTTCCTCCGCCTTCTCGCGCATGGCGACGGTGCATCCGTGGCAATGCTTGTCGCCGTAGCCGCCGCAAGCTTCCGGATTCCGGCAGTTCGGACGGAGGGGCCATTTCGGCTTGGCAATGGAAGTGGTTGCCGGGCTTTCACCGGCCCCAGCATGGCTCACGCTACCGTCTTCCGTTTCCGGGACTGCCTTACGGGCGTTTTCCGCTGGCACGGCATAGGCGATCTCGTCGCCTCGAAGCACGTTGCGGTCCATCTCGGTTGCCTCTTCAGGCGAATGGGTTGCCCGTTTTTCGTCCGGGCCAGACGCGCTTGCGACGGCGTTTATGTTTGCGCGCTCCGCGCTGCGGTCTAC